CAGCCACTCAATCATTTAACTATACGGGTATTTGGAAGGTTTTTGGTGTGCATGAAGTCTTTGACGCTAACCAAACAAGGATATATTTAGATGCTCCCTGGTTTGGTATGCCTGGAGGCTCAGGCTCAAGTGGTTCAACTGACGTTGATGAATTAAAATTAACATATTTGCAGGGTAATGCTGACTATGCAAATACCGACACAATACAGCATTCAAGAAAACACGCTCTTTGGATGAAAGATTTGGCAGACAACTCTTGGTTTAGAAAGAGGTTTGGAATAATAAAGGAAATCCCCCTAACAGGTTGGGGTGATTATGCACCATCTGGGACAGGCAACCTAAACGGTAGGATGAGTCACGCATTGACTGTGAGTGACCCTGCCCCATCAACATATTCACTACGTATGGATACTAATTCAGCGATGATTAAAGCACTACATACCAGCGTTGGTAAAGACCTCATTTGTGAATTCCATTCAACATCAGGTTCACTACTTGGTTCTGGTATTATTACTGCAGTTTCCGATAGCAACACTTCAAGTAGCACTTTGGGTTGGCTTGGAGGCGCAGGTAAAGATATTGATAAAATACATTCCACCCATAGCCACTCTTATGGTGATGTTGATTTAATAAAAGCAGCCTTTGGTTATACTCAATCGGATTACTACCTAAAGGGGTTTTACGGTCATGGCTCATTTAGCCATGATAGATGGGATAAAAGAGTAATAATAAGACTAAACGATGATACCTTCGGAACACCTAAGAGTGGGTTTTCAGTTATTTTATCAGGTTTTGATTCTGAATTAGGTATTACAGGTATTGATGGCGGGAAATACAACGGGGCATTTGTTCTTGAAAGAGTAAAAGACACAATGATGATTGGTAAAAATGCTGACGGGGAAAAATACAATTTGAATCTGACTTCAGGAAAAAATAGATGGTTTGGTTGGAGGTCATTTAACGGCACTAACAATATAGGAGATACAGATAACCACGCACCATTTACTGCGAGAAGTGCAGACTTAACCAATTGCTTTTTCTTGCGAAGACCAGGCTCAAAGCAGCACGTGACTTGGTCTGAATTAGGGCAAGATGTTACAGCATCAACCTGTCCTCCAGCACCAAGCACTGCCACAGACCTAACGCAGTCGTCACCTACAAGGGCTGGAACAGTTGTAAAGTATGGTAGGGTGGATTTGACTCTTGATGGTGAATTTGCACCTAAGCAGGATATACCCGTTGGCTCTATACTAAAAGTCAGGGATACCGAAGATGACTTCAAGCACTGTTGGGTGTTGTGGGCTGATATGCGAAACGATGGGACAGGCGATGCAGACGGCGGCGAAAGAAAGACTGACTTTGGACTTTTATTGCCGACAGTAGAAAATTATACAATAGACCTGATGTTTACTGACCAAACAGTCGAAGGCGCAACTGATTCTTGGTTATCATTTGAACCTGGAGAAGATTTGGATATATGGTCGTTCAACTCCAGAAGCCAGCCCATATCGGACAACGCTTGGTCTAATAACTATTCCGCCTCGCAAATGTCGAAATACGACAATTGGGAAGATGAAGCAGGCGCATTTGTAGTCTTAGATTTTAGCAAATTTTTCAATCTAAACACAGAAGCAACAGGGGGACAAATAGGCTTTTCATCGGGTGGTAAAAAAGAACTCGGAGATTTTATTACCAGCAGTGCCGGATATGCTGCATTGGTTGATAACTATTGGAAACAGGCTGCAACCAATCTAATAGACCCAGGTATTCAAAGTAATTACACAATGAATGAAAATTACCACTTTTGGAATGTTACAGTAACATCAGTAACAAAGAACATACTAATTAACGACACTACATTATATGTGGCAGATGTAACTGACTTTCCTCATTCAGGCTTTGGTAGGTTAAAGGCTTTCAATGGAGAAGAAATGGTGGAAGACCACTATATAGCATGGGTTGGGAAGAGCACAGGTGTGGGTATTGATGGCGAAGATGCTCTAAACAACATACAGACTATATCTAAGGCTACACTTCTAAATCAATTTGAACAAGCAGCAAACGGCCCTAACGCATGGGCTTATAGAGGTATGGATTGGACTGACTTTAGAGATTTAATGTTAGGACACATGGCTTATGATTCTGCCACTTATCCTACTGCTGGTTCGGCAACTGAACTGCTTTTGCTTTCCACAGACAAAGACGACACCACCTATGAATCTATACAAGTCACAAGCAGCATTTCTGATGAATACCCGTTAAGGCTCACAATGACTATGAACGGTTTTGTAAAGTCGAATAACAGCGGAACATCTCAATTACACGACCAAGTTAGGTTTTTGAATGCTCTTTCACTAACAAAGAATTGGATGCAAACATATTCTTTGCCTGCGTTGATAAAATCTCCAATAACAAAGGACTTTTACATTGACGGCTCAACATCAGATTCATTCGGTGCAGTAACAGACGTTAGAAACAAAAGTATTCTAAGTATAGTAAAAAACCTGTCTTCCGGTTCAAGGGTGGGGACTTCAGGTAACAAAATTAACTTCAATTACTCATTCGGTCGTGACGGCGTAATAGACATAAGACCTGTGTATAACACAGGTATTGTGTTAAACAGGACTAACACAAAGGTTTCAGAACACAAGTATTCTTCTCGAGATAAATTTACCAATGTTAGAGTGTTTTATGCCGGTGGTGGGTCATTTGTTGATTATCCTGACCCAAGCACGACAACAGGCTCAATATCTTTCAAGGTTTTAGATATGGGAAAGGTTGCATCTGACAGCGAGGCGACGGCAATAGCAAAGGCTGAATACGAAAAATTGAGAAATACCGCACACAAAATACAGGTTAAACCTATTCGTGATGGTAACACTAATGACCTCATGTTAGCAAACGGGAGATATGGCTACATAGCAGACGTTACTCAATGCACATACGGAAGAGGTAACAATTGGTCAGCACATAGTAGGTCTGCACTACCGAGAGCATCTATGCTGTTTCCAGGAATGGTTAATGCCTTTGACGGCAACCTTGACGCTCACGGAGTAACCAATCACGGTAATGGTGCTGGCGACTTGCCTCGTTGGACTACTTCAACACTCTTCGGTAATTTCGACGGAAACAGTTACGATGCCTACAATGACGCATCCCCAGACGGAGATACAAATCGTAGTATTACAGGTGAGTCTGCTAATTGGTATGATTGGTTTTATTGGCATGGTTCGAGAAGTGTATCTCAAGCAGTAGAAATAGTCAATTTACCTCACCATTTACCTCTTGTTAGCGATACGACAGGCAACGAATTAAGAGTCACAGTAGCCCTAAAGACAGCTCAATCGGGCGGTGCATCGGCAATAGACACAGCAGAATTTTATGTTGTCCTAACAGACGTTGCTACCGATTCGACCTACAAAGCAGCCAGCCCACAAAATACTACGGAAAACAATGGTTGGACTAAGGTTACTGTTAATAAGAACGGATACCACGAAATCGCTGTCCCGACCACCTACTATTCCAGCACATCACAATTCAGTGCTGACAGTAGGATTACAATAAGTGTGAATTACGAATACCTGAAAGACTTGCTAAAGTATCGCTGCTACTATGACGATGGGGACACGAACCGGCTTAGAAATGCTCACAACATGGTTTGGTTAAACGGAGTTCAGGATAGCGGGCCATACAACCCTAACAGCATCTTCCCGCTTGGGAACTCTATACTATGAGAAACGCACCGAAACTGCAAGTCGTAAAGGACTTCGCATTTTTACCTAACACCTCACTACAATACCAAGACGCACAAGCAGGTTATTCCGCCGAAACAGCACTATCTGTAAAGAAGGTGGTTTGGAATATAGATAAGCACCAACACGAAGCAGTAACATTAGACCTCGAAGAAGACGAGTCGAAGCACACATTCAGTTTTGTAGGGTTTATTAGGCCAGGTCAAGCAGTTAGTGATACCTTCACAAACGAAGGATTTAGCCTGCTTAGTGGTATGGTAGGAGATGGGGAATCGCAACAAGCAGCAGATGGTTCTGTTGATTATTCAACCGATACTTACACCGAAGATACTCAACCGAGTAGCACACAGGCGCAAAATACAGGCACTCAAGGAAGCCAATCATTTACTCAAGCACAAGGAGGGCAAAGTCAAGGCACACCCCCACTACCTCAAGGTGGTGGGTATAATGCTGGTGGTAATGTATTTACTGCTACTACAACAGGTGGTAGGCAGGATGAGCATACTGTTGATGCTTTGGGCTTCGGTAGTCATATTACAGGTAGCACGATAGAAGGGCCTGACGGCATAACATTCCCTGGAGTGAGTTCCGGCAACGCAGTAATATCAGAACACGTTATGCTGATTCCACTTCCGACAGGTATGATAGGAACGGGTATAACGGTGGATGCAATAGTCAGTCTTGGTCGTAATGACGAGATAGGTAGCAGCACTTCCGAAGCCGTTTTGTATTCGGAAATCAGTATTATAGGAGATGAAAATTACAAGAAAACCTCCAGCAAGAAAATTAAAAGACATTCACAGGCTGCTGACGATGTAGGAGAAGCAGAAGAATTACCCGAAGCGAGGTCAGATGTGATGTTTAGTAATATGCGTGGTGAAGAAAGCGAGATAGTTAGGTCAAGAGTTAGATTGTTTGATTCTGAAAACCTACCAGGAGCATCCGAGCGTGGAAGTGTTGCTAAGTTAGTAATTTACAGATACCCAGACGGGACAATTGATACTTTAGGTCATGTTAGTCTGCAAGTCCATTCATTGCAGGTATCAGTCAAGAAGGCGGATTCACGCCGATTCAATGATACTGATTCATTCCAAATATGATTCACGAAGCCTCATTAGCATTCGAGCCTTTTGTCTGCCTATACCCTTCACCTTCATAAATTCAGATTGTGTGACTCTTGAGCGCATCATTCGTGGTATGCTGCCGAAGTGGTGCAAGAGGTCTTTTGCTATTTTTACTGAGATTCCAGGCAGAGAAGACAACGCTTGTATTCTTGGGTCTGAACTCTTTTTTGGTAGTCGGCTTGATGCTACTGATGATACGCTTTCAGTCATTGCAGCCTTGTGAAGAAATGTAGTGAACTCATCCATAGTATCGAATTGCATATACTGAATGTTTGGGAATCTCTTATGGAACTCCATCTTGTAGTTAAGAATAACCTGCTTCATCCGTTGTATTTGTTGAGCATACATTTGTCGTGTCGCTTTGCCTCTAATGAATGGTTTTAATTCAGTCCCATACACAACCAGCATTGCCTTCTTGTATGAGTTTTCCAAGTCTATGAGTTGGTCGTTGATTGTTCGGTTGCGACCTCTTCCCACTATTGAGTTGTAAAGGTCATTTATTTCTTTGGCCTCGATTCCTAATTCCCCGATAACATAATCAGCAGATTCCATGCGGCAAACCTTTGCCTGACCCTTATTATCCAGACTTCTATCACCCATGTTCATGAGTAACTGATTTATTACCTTCGGGTTCTCTCTATCATCTATCAACAACACGGCCATATATTACTGTCGTCTGCAGGTCACTTAAGCCTTACCGTTCCGTCGTATCGCCAGCACTCACCGACACATAGATTTCGCTGAACAAACCATGCACATGAAGGAGTCCTTTCATATTTGAGATTGGTTCTGACTCCGAACCTTGTAGTAGCCTCGTTGTAATCACGCCAACCTAACGTGGAAATAAACTCCACTATCTCATCTTCGATAGCAGACATTTGTTCGGAATCTAATTGAGAAGGAGAAGCGAACCATCTAAGGTTCTCCCCCATGTGTTGAACAAGAGCAACTCTAACATGATGTGGTGGGTTGCTGGTTTGTATTGCTTTTTCCAAGCAGGGCGGTATAGGAACGCTACCTGCTGACTCAATAACGAAGTCTTCAGGAAGGCTTATCTGGGGCAATATATCCACAGGATGATTCTTGACCCATTCGGATAATTTGAAGCCGTCAGACACCCCTTCCTCGCCCCGATAAGGGCATAATCTAACATTATTCTTATCTGGCGTGTGGGGGATTGGTGAGTCGGACAATAAATCATCAACAGGGACTACAACAGCCCATCGGCCTCGCTTTGGATTGTATGTGTCTGGTATTCGTGTAATCTTTTCAGGGTATCCTACGCCGTCAAGAGTCTCCAAACCCACACTAACAAATCTCTCATAGCGTTGCAGGGCATTAGACCATTCCCTGCCTGAATAGGTATCAATGAATAAATGATAAACATGAAATCCCCTGCCCGTAGCGATAACCCTGATGTTTTGGGGATTGACTCCTTCATCTATAATACGATGAACCAAAGTCTGAGCATCACGTCTTGCTTGTTCAGTATCTTCATTGTCTGGGGAATCGAAATCCCACCATGCTTTGTCTAATACTGCTGACTCGTAATCAACCTTCCATGACCGAGCCAAATTTCTAAACGAATACAGGCTCATATAGCACGAAGTCTTATCTCCAGCATTTTTCACGTATCGGATGAAGTCCGGTTTGGTTCGACAAACTGCTCGCTTTAGTCCGATTTCACGAGGGAAATCAATCACTCGGCCACCTCAGCAATAAGTGTTTCAGTAGTGATAACCATACAAGCAATAGATACTGCTGCTGTAAGTGAATTCTTTGTGATTAGTGCAGGGTCAATGATACCTCTTTCGGCCATGTTAGCATCATGGTGTAGTGCAGTAACAGAAGCGTCAATACCAAAACCATATTTCAGATTATTCACGTATTCTAACGTGACTCCTATGTTGCCTGCATTGCGAAGAATTTGATAGAACGGTTCACGAAGAGCACCTTTGAGTAAATTGTAGCCATCCGATTCGCTGGTTAAGTGTAACTCATTACCGCAGCACAGCAAGGCTGTCCCACCACCATATAGATAGCCATGCTCTTTCGCCGCCTTAGTAGCATTAAGAGCATCATCTATTCGAGCCTTCTTTTCTTTCATTTCAGTATCCGTATTCGCACCAACTCTAATCACAGCAATTCCACCCCTTAACTTTTCAATTCTGTTTTGGTATTTTTCAGCATCCCAATCATGGGTCGCTTCAGCAATTTGCTTTGAAATCACTTCAATTCGTTGGTTTATGGATTCTTCGGTCTGCTCGTTCCAAGCAGTTCCTGATATAGTAGTATGGGTTTTGCTTACAGATACCTTTTCTGCCCTGCCCAGACACTCAACTCCGATAGAATCACCGGCTGCTTTACTAACTACTTTACCACCTACTAATGCTGTTATATCTGTAAGCAAATCTATTTGTTCAGCACCAAAACCTGGTGCTTTGATGGCGACAGCATCAAACCTGCGCTGCGCTACGTTCAAGACTAAAGTAGCGAGGGCTTCACCTTCAACATCTTTAGCCACTATGAGAAGAGGTGCTTTGTTTTCCACACAATGCTCTATAACCGGAAGCAACTCTTGAATGTTCCCTATGCTATTATCTGTGAGAAGAACGTATGGATTATCCATAACGACTTCATCTCCGTCAGTAGCAAAGTAAGGGGACAAATAGCCCCTGTCGAATTGCATACCATCCACTACCTGCAAAGATGTTTCAGGTGTGATGCCTTCTTCGACCGATACAGACGAAGCCATTTCAAACGCCTGTGAAATTATACGCCCTAACTCTTCATCGTTATTTGCAGCAATCGTGGCTATTTCAAATAACTGTTGAGGGTCTGTTAGTATCTTTGTCTTCTTCTCCAGACTTAATAGAGTCACTTGGAGAGCATCAAGTAACTCATTCTTGAGTTTGATTGGGTCTTTGCCTTCATCCACTAAACGCAGACCTTCTCGGCATAGATATTGTGCTAAAACAGTAGCAGTAGTAGTGCCGTCACCAGAATTATCTTGAGCAGTCATAGCGACTTCTTGAATCAATGCGACTCCCATGTTGGCGAAGGGGTCGGAGAGAGTAATATCTCTTGCGATAGTGACTCCATCATTGATAACTATTGGCCTCCCGTCTTTTCCCTCAAGGACTACTGTTCTTGCAGCAGGCCCAAGAGTCACCTTTACGGCTTCAGCGACAGCATTTATGCCTTCCATCAATTTCTTTCTTGCATCCTCACCGTAAATTATCTCGCTACTCATCTTCCACCACCGCCAATACTCTAATGTCGTAAATCAAAAATAAAGACTGACCACCCCAATAAACAGGAGTGGCATTTTCCTTATCGTAAATAACAGTATCACCGACTTTAACATCAATCTGAGTAATTTCACCTACACTCAATACTACACCAACATTGGTTTCACCCAGCAATACTCCGCTTTGTTGTAACTCAATCGGCTTAAGTATCACCATACCATTACTCGCTCTTAGATTAAATCTTGGTTTATCTTCACTCATCAGTAACCACCTTGAAAATATTTCCACATAACATACACCTATACTGCTCAAAAAACCTACTTTCAGAACCTTCTTCTCCGCTCACCATATATCCGTAATCAACCATCTTCACCATATTTGAGTCACATTCATCACATTGCATCATTCAGACCACCGGCTCGGTTAATCCATTCATCTCACTATCACAATTCAAACAAAAATCGCACCACTGAGGACAATAGTATTCCGACCACTTCATAGGCCACTGCTCAGCATATATTGCTTTGATGGCCGCTCTTAATTTCTTCTCCATAGAATTCAGACTTCTTTTGTTAATCTTTTCAACGAGTAAAAGACCTTGTGTTGAGCCTGATAGTAAGTGCTTATTCCGCTTGGCTGACTCCGCTACATACACCTTAGCGTCTTGGGAGTCAGGTGCTAAGTATGCAAAGTGAGTAAAATTAGTGTCGCTGTGCTGTTCTGTTAGGCTAAGTAGTATATGATAAAATGCTAACTCCTGCCGTGTTCTGTTTAACTTGGAAGAAGCCATGTTGCCTGTTTTGGTTTCGCCGATAACATATTCTTCCTCTTCAAAGGCATTCATCAGGAAATCAACAACACCGACTAATACAGCCTCGAATTTACCGTCTTCATCTTCAAACTGATAATGCACTTCGTATTTGTTCTCATGTTCGACAACAGACAATTGAGGGTATAACGATTCCAATTCATTACTGATTTCCAAGAATGCTTCTATTCCAGCATCCCCGTCTAAGGTATCAATTTCCCCTGTTTCAAAATACTTATCTATTGACTCATGCACATCAGAACCTCTAACCATTTCAGGTGTCGGTGGTGCTCGTATATCCGGCATACCGACATATCTCCACCAATACTGACGGGGACACTTGAGGTAGCACATCAAGGATGACTTGCTGACTCTAAGTATAGAACCATTCGGATTATAACTTGAGTCAGGTATCATATTCATTCCTCTTCTTCGGGTAAAAACAGCAACCCGCCGCAATCTTCGTTAGGGCAGGTTTCATCCTTTGGGTTGCCTTCTTCATCGAGAGCCTGCATGATACCATTAAAACAAGTATCACAGACAACAAACCTACTCCAGCCCAATCTAACATAGATTCCATTAACCCTGTGCAATAATTCTTGCAGGTTTTCATATAATTCATTGAATACAGGACCTACTTCAGAACGAGTTACGTGTTGGTCGCCATCTAATATATCGGTCATAGTATCAGCCACCATTCATGGGCTTATAATTGTTTCCTACAGCCATTCCATACCACCCAAACCGTTGATAGCGTTACTCAATACGATAGGGTCTTCTCCCATCATGTTGAAGTATGGCTCTATTTTCTTACAGATAAATCGTTCCGCAATATCCCTGTATCCTATTGTTGCGTGGCCCTCTAATTCAGATACATCATCGAAGGCGATATATTTACCTGATTCGTCAAGACATACATAGAAGGAAGAGCCTGCTCTATAATCTTTGCCGAGCGTTCTGTTAGCCCAATCAGCAGCCGCCCTTGCTTCGGACAGGACTTTGTATTCAGATAAATCACGCTCTAATTTGCCTCGCAAACACAGGTCTTCCCAATGCCTATCACCACTCATCACATCTTCTATGAGTTGAGTAGTAATGTTAGTAATGTATTGAGGCGAATACCCATCAAGCAGACCATCAATGACGTTCTCCATAGCATCTTTCATCACTTGAGGCATTCGGGATTGTTTCATCTCTATTCCCTTGATGTATGTTTGCGGCTCATGGTGTTCACCATCAGTCCAAGATACCCTACAAGCATACCTGTTCTTCGCTACTATTAGCATAGATGAGCACCACTTTTCAAATTCAGTAATAATAGGTTTCATTAGACCATTGATTTCAGTTATCATAGATAGGCCCTGTTCGGGGTCGGGGACTCTTACGAATACTGAATCGGTGTGGCCGTAAATCACTTCACAACCTCGCTCTTCGCAATGGTCTTTCAATTCCCCTAATGTTCTCCTTGACGTGAATGTGATAGCAGCAGCAACATCTGGGTGATACAAACCATACTTTGAGTCACCACATACGCCATACATAGAGGCCACAAGCGACTTAGTAGCATATTGCAGGGAATCATATCGTCTGCGCTCTTCATCGGTCTTGGACTCTTTCATCTTGGCTTTGTATTCGTTTCGCAGGTTAGTCATCATATCCATTTGTCGCTGTAAAACACCTGTTTTGCTACGATTAAAACACAGACCGTTGCCTATATCATCACCGTCAGCATCTATTGTTTCCCATGAGATACCATACTTAGCAACATTTGAGTGATACATGGCTCGCACATCGAAGATACCAATGTTCTCATATATGTCGGGTTCAGGTTCCATTATATCAGCACCTTCGTAATCCACCTTAGAAAATTGAGGTCTGGATGGGATTCGATATTCAAATTCAGGGTCACGCATAGCCAAGAGGCTGAATATCTTAGTCACGAATGGAGTAGTCCTAATATCACATTGGACTAAGTGCTGAACAGCCAAGAAATGTTCTATCGCATTGTTGAGTGAATTCAGTCGAGGCATCAATTCCACATCAACCCTGTTATAGTGAATGTATGTCCCTATATCAGAATAATATGTATCGTGTCCGTCAGGTAATGGTATCTTTCGTTCATTCAGACCTTCGTATGCCGCCGTGTCTAATTTCAGGTTAGGTAATTTACCGTTCTTTAACTGCCACAACTTAGACCACGCCACCATCAGGTCAATACACAAGCGACCAGGAATTGGCTGAGACCAATCGTCTTTGTATTCGTATCTATGACGGTTAAGAGGCGACAGCGTTTTAGCACCTATTCCCCAATAGTCAAGACGCTCAGCAAGAACCCGTATATCAGCACCGACAACAAACCAACCTGTAATTACATCGGGGTCATGTTTGATGAGGTGATTTACGAAGTGCTGAAGCATTTGCTTTTCAGTCATAAAGGCGATAGCGGGAGTATCGAATTCCACAGTATCTAATCCGTCTGGATGGTCTTTGCAGGGCATTGACGATACCGGACCTGCTAACGGCCAAGAGTCATTGCATAAGAACCAAGTAAAGACTCTCTCGGTATAGTTATCATAGACTGTAATTGCGGTGATAGTCCCTGTTTCCATAGACCACTCCATATCTAAATACCAGATACGGTGTTTGTAGTTAGGGAAATTGCTCTTCTTATCACATAGCACTCTATTTACGAATGGTATGTTAGCCTCCCATGTCTTGAAAGAACCCTTGAGTTTCCCCACATCAGAAGGGTCTGGGAATATACACTTAGTTAGTGGCTCACCATAGACACCCACATAACCCTCTTCTTTGGCTATACAGGACACCATGTCTGCATATTGAGTCTCAACGAAGCAATAGGGCATAACGTCATTGATACGAGTTTCCACTCGTTCTAATGTGGCTGGATTCCGATGCCGTATTAGCACCGACCTGCCCCGAAGCCTATCCACTATCATAATAATAGGGGGATTATTTCGGTTTATGAATATTATCGTCTGCCCCTTGAACGGGTTGGTATGTCGTATTTGTTCAGCCACAGGTTGATAGTCATAGCCGATACATCACAGATGTCTGCAATCTCTTGCATAGACATATCTTTGACTGTATATTGTTCGGCGAGCCAATCCCTATCTCTATATTGTTGTTCAGACTTCACTATTTGAGTTATAACCTTAATCTTTCGACCATCAGCCATCTCCAAGTAGCGAGTCAAGCGTTCTTCAGCAATTTCCAATTCCACATTACCGACAATCTCTGTCTGCATGACTATTCGTCTCCTGATGCTTCTATAAAGGTTGGGCTGACTTGGTTTGAAATCGCCTTGACTTCATAGGTTTGGAATACGTCAAAAATGACCCTATGGAAGCCGTCTAAGCGACCTGTTTTGTCTTTAGCCATCAACCTACTACCGCCCTATTCAATGGCTTCTAATCGCCTTATTTCATCTTGAAGAATTTCCGGCAGCCTATGGAATGGTTTGATGGGGTGAGCGTAACTCATCCATTTGCGAGCCACTTCTTCTAACGGCTTCGTGAAAAACAGACCACCTTCATACCTAAAGACAGGAGACATACGCATAATTTGACTCATCTTTGAGCAAGACGATGCCGTGTCTTGAGCAGTCCTATCATTATAGAACCTCTTGCGAGTCACTAAGTATTTGTGTATTACGTGTGGCTCAGACGGCCCATTTTCCTGTATGTATTCGTAAGCCCTGCCTATCGTTCTCGAGTAATTTCTTCCATTAAATCCTGTTTCTTTTCCCATTCTATATCCACTCCACTCCGCCAGCATCAACCTTCCAACCCCAAAACAATTCTGCTACTTCCGCAGGTGCTTCAGCACCTATGTATTCAAACGAATAACATTCTCTTAGGTTCTGTTTCCAACCCCATTCTTCATTGCCTGAATGCGTATGCACTTTACGAGATACGGCTGTTTCCTTCCAATCTGGATTATCGAATCTATGTTTAGCGAAGGCAAAGTGTGAGTGTCTGCTAAAGTAGCGACCACCACCTGCCTTACACATAGATGCTACAAAGTCAGACAATCTAACACCTATACCTAAACCCTGATAATCCGGCAAAACAACACTACGGGTTGCTCGCCAGCCATTCTGTATGCCGCCGTTAGGGAATGGTAGTATGCAGGTTACTGCTACGGGTTTCCCATTCCAACAGGCCATGAAAATTTTAGCCGCCTTGTTCAATTCCTCAGTCAAATAGTGATGTGCTTTGAACAGGTCCCACGCTTCATATTCCGCCCTGAATACTTCGAGTTCAATTGGAGGTCGTTGAAAAGACCACCCCCCGACGTCTGCATGGATGGTTTTACCCTCAAGAGGGTTATACACCCAATCGGGCATCAACCACTCTAATATGTCTTCATGGCAGGAGGCTACAACCACCTTAGCATCAGACTTTCTTATGTGCTTCTGCAAGGCGTATGATGCTGCCTTAGCCACATTTCTATCAACGACTGAGGTAAATTCGTCAATGCAGATAATACCACCATTGACTATACCATGAGCAACTGCCGCCGCTAAATCGGCTCGGAATTGCTCACCGTTTGAAAGTGTATTGTATGGTCTGCACCACGAAGGGACAGACGACAGACCAACCGATGATAGGATACTTGCAGCCTGTTCTGGGAAAAGACCAATACAACCAATGGATGAGATGATTGCTTCGCCTCGTTTCCAATCGTGTTCGTATGGCTCACCGAAGTTAGTAGTTAGCAGGGTAGTCTTACCTGCACCTGATGGCCCATAGATACAACCAATAGACCACTCTTGAGGTGGGGATACGTTGTTTAGTATTTCAGTAACCATCCGTTCTTCAAGAGGCACATCGAACATCTTTTCAGCAATTGCTGTATATTCGTCATGGATAATATCTGTTTCTAATCTAATCACGTCGCCACCTCTTTTCTTGCCTCTTCTTTCCCATTCTTTGTATTCCAGGAGTTCTGGACATTACCATTGATAATTGAAGGACAGACCCTAAGAAGCGTCTTGTCCCTCTTTCGTCATAATACAGTTTTTCCCATATTTCTCTCGTAGTATATGTTTCTCCGACTTCCATAACATCGAGAATACGTTTGCGTATTCTGATATTACGACCAGAGGCCATCAGTCAAGAACCCCCGCTTGGAATACCCATGAGTCGTCAGGTAGTATGAATATAGCACGAATGCCTTGACCTTCAGGTCTGAAGTCTAAGAAGTGGATAGTGCAATCACCTGAATATGGTTTGAGTATGTTATCCAAACCACCCTCAAATGTAACCTCAAAGTGTTCTTTGCCTGTTGATGTGTATTCTATTTCAGTCAATGTGCGACCCTTCAATTCATCTCCAACAGACACTAATAATGAATCATCTTCGTCTGAAATGTTGAACGTATATCGGTTGAGTTTCTGGTTGTTCATGTTGTCGCAACGCAGACCTTCAAACAATTCAACCGCTTCAACAGTAATAGACATTATAGGCATACGCTTTGAGCCATCTCGCATTATGTATGCCCCATCGGTCAGGTCTAACTTACCAGCCAAATCAACTGACTTTGCTTCCCACTCCCCGATTGTTTCAGGAGAATGTGGGAATGCTAATCCGGTCATACCGCCTGCTAATGTGGTTTGCTTCTTTCCAGATTTGATTCGTAATTTAGTATTTTCAGACTCAACGGTCACTTCTTTACCGTGAGAAGAAAGGACTCCTAAGAACCGGTTAATGTCTGGAATACAAATAGCGGGGTTGTCGCCTGTTAATTCACCTTGAATTATGAATCTGCCTAACGATGTTTTACCATCACGGACTAAAGAGGTGGTGGAGATATAACCATCATTATATCTAAGGACACAGGCAATAACCTGTTCTTGTGCTTTACCGCCCACGTTTTGCTTTCGCTGAGTTAATTCCAGAAGTCTTCTAAGTGAAAATGTATTCGCCTTGATTCCCATAATATCAACTCCTACGTTGCGGTTCATTAACCTTCGGGCTATTCAAAACAGCCGAATCAACGACTAATCTTGAACCGCAGACTTCGCAGGCATAGTGAACGTCATAAAGGTCTGAATGCGTGTGAGTCATGTTGCCGTCGCAAACAGGACAGTCCCAATCCATATCACCAAACGAGGTCTGGGATACCATTCCACGACACCTTCCCATTATTTACATTCAGTATTGTGAACTCTTTGCCGAGTAACTCCATGTTCTTACCCTTCATCTCTTCGACAACACCTCGAATTTCCCATTCGTTATCACCGAGAGATTTATCACCAAGAACGCCAGCCGCAGGGTCTGGCTTCTTCATGTATCTGTTAAGGAAGACTTGAGCATTCATAACACGTTGAGTCCCATCAACCCAATCTGCTTTGTGACCGACAGTCATTAGAACCTTCTGGCCTCCGCCACCATCAACATACTGTTTCTTCTCCTTCAAGTGGAAGGTGAAGATTCCGTATTGAACAGGTAGTGAATGAACACGGTTGAGTATATCACGGAACATTTGATTACGGAATCGCCATTCAGCCTGATTGAATCTATCTCCATCATCAACATTGATTTTGTTCTTTGAGCGATTCATTAGCATATAATTCATAGCAAACTCGCACCACTTCATAAAGGTGGATGCACCGTCAAAGATAACTCCCGCATGGTCTTCTGGATTCTCTCTAATATCTTCAGCCAATAGATTAGCAAAGTAGCCAACCTTCTCTATGACTGAGTGCCACTTAACTGTATTGTCTTCGTTGAACAAGGATTCGTCTGCCTCATCATAGATAGGGATAATCCTAATGTTCTCATCATCGGGGAAATTGTGTCCGATAGTAGCAGCAGCGCTGTTATCGAAATCAAAGATAGTGATTAGTCCGTCAGGGTTGTTTTGTCTGATGATAGACACACCCAGACCTGTTTTGGCCGTATTTTCAGTCCCGACCAATGCTAATCTAACAGGGATATTGGTTTGAGCCGCCTTCTTCTTTTCAAAGAGGGTCCTGTAGTAGTCCTTATTGTATTGAGAACCTGAGTCAGGGTTGGCCGATTCAACGGCCTTTGTTCCCCAACTCACTCATCCCACCCCGCAAGGTCATCTGACGGAGTAGGTGCGATAGAATCGCTGACCCACCAGCCATGTAGTGAAAGTCGCATTTCGTCGGTATCTCTGGTTTTCCAGGGAGCACCCATGATTACCATTTCAGAACCTACGCCAAAGTCGAGGTCACCCTTTGGTAGCCAGATATCCATAGTCGGTGCTTCAGACAGAATATCTAAATCACCAACAGTTACAGTCCAACCACCATTCTCTCGAGGGTCAATCTGGACTACTTCAACGATAGTAGCAATGGTCTGTCCCCACCAATCCTCATCTTCACGGTGAGCATCATGGTATGTTCTCATATCACCCAAACCGCCGATAAATTCAGTAACCATTTGAGGGATGATACCTTCAGGTCCGTTTTCACCGATAGACAGCGGAGGTCCTGGGAATATAGATGCTACATTAGCATCTGGTTCAAATGAGGTGACTCCGGCTTTGCCCCATAGAGTATCGTTTTTACCGACCTTTGCAGCAATATAACCTGGAGTAAATGTTGGGTATGACTTTGAGGCTAAGTCGCCTTGAAGTCTAACGCTGAACATAGTTAATTCGCCGCCATCAACGACTCCTAAGAATTTACAACTCCTTTCGGGTTCGTTAAGTGGGCGAGGCGCACCGTATTTCCAATTGGAGTCACCAGATGGTAAAGTCGGCACTCCCTTTTCCCATACCAAAGAGAAGTAATCCCCGTTGTCTAATTCAACGGAACGCTCAGGCACTTTATCAACGGTTGTTGAATCCATGTCTGCTTCAAATGGTTGCTTTAGTGTTAGAGTAGGGTTGTGGTTCTTTGTGAAAGAGCCATCACCGTTATTGATGTAGTAAATGATTTCACCAGATGATACGAGATTATCCCGCATATCAGAATTACCGTTTAGAGTAACGGCCATCTTTCTATAAGCCATGCTCGCCCAATCCTTCTTAGGCGGAACAGCGACAAACATACCATCTATCCGAGAACAACCGGAAGATTGTATGCGAGCACGCTCGCTTGATAATTGCCTTGCGGCAACTCGGAGAGCCATAGTGTTTTGTTCATCACTATTGCGGCCCGCCGCAGTCCATGCTGAGCCTTGACTATCAAGGACTTCAGCGATTCTTGCATTCAAGGAGTCTGTTGAAACCCCAATTTGTTTTGCTACGTTTTCCAGATTCGACATATTCAATCACGCCCCCTTTGGGCTATTTTGAGCCAACACTTTTAGGTCTATAAATGCTTTGATTCCGTTAAGAGTCGCACATAATTCCATAGAGCAATGGTCGGCTCGACCCCGTTAATCAAATCCCTTTCAGCAATGATTGAAGATTCAATCAAAGTGAGTTTAGCATCGTGAGAAGACGGAGATGTTACTCCGAATTCAAAGATAGCCTGTATTGACTTACGGGGAGATGTTAGGTCTAACATGGAGTAGGCTGATTCCATAGCCTTCTCCTTGAAAGCGAGTTTAAGGAATTTAGCACAATCAATAGATGATACATACAGCGAGCGTATGAATTGTTCCGCTTCGGTTGGGGGCAAACAAGAGTATGATTGTAATGCTGAAATAGCATTTCGCAGGTCGCCATCATGGTGTTTGGCTATGGCTCGTATATCACTATCATTTACCTCGACACCTTCCGAAGCAGCAATCTTTGCTAACTGTTTGGAGATGATTTCTTGACCTATTGGCTTGAAGTGCCTCACTTGGCAACGAGACTGAAGCCATGTGCTAACCCTGCTTAGGTCGTTGCAGGTAAGAATGAAATAACCTTGAGCATCCTCTATAACACCCTTGAGAGCATCTTGGGCTTGAACAGTAATCCTATCGGCCTCGTCAAGAAGGAATATGGTTTCCCATTGTCCGAGTCGAGATAAAGGTGCTATGTCCTCTTCAACGAATTCTATACCACGCTGTTTCTTGGAAGAGGCATTAAACCTATGGACTTGGTAATCTAACTCCTTAGCGATAGCGTGAGCCATAGAAGTCTTACCTGTTCCTGGTTCTGGAGAATAGAATATGAAATGTTGCATATTATCTGATTCTATCAATGAGCGTATTTCCGCTACTATTTGCTCTTGACCCAATACTTCTTCGACTTTCTCTGGTCTGTATTTTTCAACCCATAATTGTTTTACCATGCCTTAAAACCTCCTGGCTTCTCTGATAGTGCTGTCCCACAAAAACAACAATACAATGTGCTCGATACCACATTCTCTATAACGTGGTCTTCGTGCCTCCATTTCTTACACCTGCTACAATACCCGCACCAATCAGACGATTTCCCCATCCTTTAGCACCTCAAGTATTTTCAGATAGACTAACTCCGGTGGGGTGTTAGCAGTATCTAATTCGAGGTGGTATGAATAAAAATTGTCTAAGTCTGTTTCTGATTTATGGTGCAAATGTTGGGGGTCAGCGCCTCTTGCTACTCGTGTTTCTTCATCACAATTGAGGTGGAATACATAACCGCCGTTATCTATAATCCACTCGACTTCGTTAATGTATCTCACATCATCTATTACATACACTACATTGCCTGTTGGTGATAAGTATTCTATTTCTTGTTGAAGAGCCTCAACCCAATAATCTTCGCCCCATATTTCCCTCATCTGGTTGCCCCATGCTTGAAGAATAGGTCTGATAGTATTCTTAGGTATATCCAGCAATTCATTGTATGTTATTCCCATACCAGACGCTACCTGTTGTCTAACGGCATAGGCAAAGGACATTATTATTATCTTATCAGGATAATTATACTTCAGCATATTAGCGATTGTCGTTTTTCCAGACTTCATGTTTCCGCAAAGGCCCACGATTTCCATGTGGCTTCGTCTTTTCATAGGTCTATAAATCATCCGTTCTGATACAACGTAGGCAGGTTTCATCTTCCCAGGGGATTCTGAATCTCTTACATGAATTACACATCACGGCTCTACTCTTTTCATAGGCATAAAGAGATGACTTAGGCAGACAATATATTATATCGCTGGTTTCTTCTATGTATCTCCTGTCTATATCGAAAGTAGGTTTTGTTTTCATGCGACCTGTATTTGATGCTACTTTGTCTGTTCCAACCTGAACAATGGCTTGAGTCTTTGTTAGAAGGCTGGAAAGCACTTGTGCGCTGGGCTGCACTTTGTTATCCCAATAAGATAATTTAGACATTATCTCATATCGAGTCATAGGCCCATAGTAAAACAGAATCTCTAATATCATTCTTCTCAAACGAGAATTATTACCACATGAACTCGAGGCCTTTCGCTTGTATGGTTTCGCCACGACCCTTCGGAGAACTCAGTATCCTTAAGTCTGTTGGAACATTGATGCCCAGAACATACCGTCATTAGATTCAGACGGCTCAGACCTCTTCGGTGATAGATGTTGTGCGTCATATTTCTTAGGATTGAAAGATGAAAGCAAATATCCTGCTTGAAGACCAGCCCAAAATGATAGTAGCATCAAAAGGAGAACAGGTATCCATAAGTCCATTACAACCATTCCAGCAGATTCTTAGGGGTCTTCGGGATTCCCTTCGGTAATTCTGCTGCGTCGTGAGCCCTTATCATATTTTGCACTTCAGGAGCGTGTCGAAGTAGTGTATCGGCATAGAGGTCGCTTGACCTAAACTGAAATGGTGGGTCAGACGGTTTGATTGTCTTTGCAGGGTATTCAACCCTACCCGTCTTTGCAGGTAAATGATAAGATAATACAGACTCGACATACAAATCAGGTAACTGAAAAGATGCGTCAGCGATTAGTCGAGCAGCCTCTATTTCGGATATGTGGTTTCTTCTGAAGAAAGCCAACATCAGGGGGATTGGGACTTGGCGAACCATAGGTAGCACTCGCAACCTATCAGTCCAATTATACCAAGCCTTTATCTGTCGAGTATAGGATTCTTTACGCACCGTTAGGTTGCTGTCTATGATTACAGAATCTTGATTCTTTACTGAAATGGTGGGTGCTTTGTTGCAGACAACAACAAGTCTATGTGATACGACAGGTAGCCACACAGTCACATCAGCATCCTTGAAGGTGTTGCTGTGTAGTATGTATGTGGTGTCTGGTGCTGTTGGTGGTGAGGACAATTCGTTGTGCATAACAACAAAATCTCCTTTACGGAAATTCTTATCGTCAGCAGTAAATATGATTATACCCATGTTATCACTCCAACATAACCTGCCCTAAATCTCTCACAACAAAATTTTCCATCCAGAACCAAAAGGTTGAGGCAACATCGTTAGCATCTTTGTGCTCGAGGAAGAAGGATGGGTTTTCTTCAAGAGCAGACCTAACGAATTCCTCATACAACCCTTGCACCACCTCAAAACCCTCATCCGGTGATGAAGTCATCCATAGACCCCCAGGGATTTCTGGCTATAATGTAATCTCTTAGCCTCGCATATTGCGCTTTCGTCAGACCCCATACGCTATACACCTCTTTAGCATTCACAACGTATCGGCCTGAATACCACCTTAAGCCTTTCGGAGTAATTAGGCAGATTAGGCCATCATCAGACATTTCTTGAATCAATTTAGGATATTCAGTCTTATGGATATACCGAGCCACGAGTCGTCTTTTACGCTTCATCATAGAACAGTCCCCTCGACATCTATTGGTGCTTCCAGCATCAACATTTCCCTGTGTATGTTATCTAATACGTTAGGGTATCCCTCTAATTCGTGAATCAATATACGCATGAGGGCATCCTGCCGCCCACGCATCAAAAGTATTTGAGATTCGACTCCTATTTCCTTCTTGAGTTGTCCGACTAACTTTAGACCACCCTTGAGTTCTCTTGTGAGGCTCGTAGCCATAGCAACCCACTCAGCATCCATACCGTGAATGTCTTTTTGCTCTTCCCATTCATCGAGATAAGATTGTATTCTCTCAACAACGGCTTCGGCTGAATTTAGCGTATTGATTGTTTCTTTCCTCATATTTTCAACATAGGCTTCTTCAACAGGGTCTGCCCCTAAGTGAGAATCCATGTGGCTACGCACAGTTCCTGTAGGCCAGCGCAATTTGGTTTCTATGAATGTGCCTGTTGATTGACCAGACCTAATACGCATCTCAATATCCCTTCTTTGTGGGTGAGAACAAAAAGCGCAACCGTCATCCTCGAGAACCCACATTAAGGCCTCGACTATGGAATCGTCTTCTTCAGATACCATTCTTTCTCTGATTTGTTCCCTGTTCTTCATACTATATCCCCATCGTCTTTCAGGACTCCATCGTGTATGTCCTGTCGCAAATCCATATCCCACTTAATCCAGACATTAGCAACATCTTGAGAAACTGTTCTGTATTGGAATTTTTCCGATACACCAAAACCAATCTTGAGCATTCTATACATAGACAGGGATATAGCCCTATCCTTAGTTATCACCAGACAACCCGAAGGTATTGTTTTAACTCCGTCTTCATCAAAGGTAATAGTATATTCAGTATTATACACATCAACACAAAAACCTTCATAGTCTGGTTCTGTTGTTAGTATGAATTCTAACTCTTGCGGTAAATCAGAATAAAATGCTTCTTCATATAATGGACTGTCTTCTGTATCCCAATCGTCATCATCGAACAACATTCCAACTCCTAATATCTAACTCTTCAATGAGTATTACTCTATCTAAAGGCAACGCTTCCCCGAACAGTTCAGGCGGGTGTATCATATTTGACTGAACGTATCCCACTATCCTACTTGCAGGGTCATTGAGTTGGGTATATATCCACCAACCACCTATAAACTCGTTCATTGTTGCTCACCCCACTTAATCTGCTTCTTAGCCGCCGCTTCTTTTGGAGTAGTCTTAGGGCCAAACCTGCAAGTTATACCACGTCTGCCCCTACCTTCTTTTTGAGGCGTGAATTCGGAATACCAGGGCTGCCCTACTAATGTTTCTTCTATCCAACGGCGAGCCGATTGATAATCTCCCATAGTCACCATACGAGCCACTTCTTTAACAAGAGTGGATTTAGGCATATCCTTCATCCAGAAAGTAGTCCTGATGAGTTGAAGGTCGGCATCCATAACATTACGCCTCATACGCAATGATGAATTTAACAGGTCAGTAAGCCTATCGTCTAAATCAACGAGCATAATTTTACCACCCCACTCCCACTTAGGCTGCATCATGTGGTATCCAAGTGCGAGCCTACGGAATAGGTCTGATTCAAAGGAACGCACTTCAGGTCGTGCAAGCCATTCACTAAGGTTGTCTGAAAAATAAACACCTGTTGGTGGGTCGCACATAACTTCAATCTGTCGCTGAACGAACCAATCTTTGATACGACTTGACTGTTCAGCAAGATGTATTCTATCGTCAGTATTCATATTAGATTGTCGGGCTTGAGCCGCTTTGAATATAAATTCTTTCTCAGAATCCATATCAATTTCAATAATGAAGAACCTGCGGTCAAGTCCAGATTCCAATTCAAACCGAGAAGGTTGTGTCCCAGCCCAAATCGTATATCGAGTATTATATCTAACCCAGCCGCTACGCATGGCTTTATTAACCCTGCCGTTATCGGTTGAAGTTAGCATCTGATTTTTCATATCAACTGAATGGTCTTTACCCATTGAATCAGTTAATGCAGAAAATTCTTCAAATCCTAAGAACCCACCACACATCTCTCGTGCAAGAGGTCTGCCCGTTATATTGCCGTCTTCATCAACTGAGCCAAACATACCCGCTTCGGTAATAGAGTTAGGCCCAATTGCTGTATTAAATCCTATGCCTTCTAAAGCCCTCGCCGACCAAAGCAAACCGCTTCGTTCAGCCAGAAAGAAATCAACAAGGACAGACTTACCTGAACCCTTGATACCCCTCATTAAGATGTGAATGCGTGTATCAGGCAATTTCGACATTGGTGTGTATATAGGTCTGTTTTCGTGTCTTAGAGGGCAGTATGGTATCGTAAAGGCGTTTGGCTCGTCTTCGTAATCATCTGGGTCAAAGTCGCACATTGAACACTTATTAACTGCATTGAATAAATGTGCTCCAATGGAACAAATAAACACAGGTAATTTGTCTTCAACATCTATGAGGTGATTCTTTGTGGCGAAGTCGAGGACTTCATCGTATATATCTAAATCACTCATAAAACCACCTAAGATTCACTACTTTATTAACACTTCGACCAGACGTTAATTCTTTCAATTCTTTCAATGACCTCAAAAAAGAATAAACCACAGCACCGCGCCCCATCTCCGCTAATTATGTTTTTTCACTATGGGATTTTTTTCATTAATACTAATAGGCGAGGGGGGATAGTTATTCGCTATCGGATTCAATCTCGCACATCGAGCGCAACGTGATGATGTTTTGCATTTCAGATACGCTTTTATTTTTCTTCGGCATTCAGAACAAGTATAGTATTTCACTCTTCTTCCTCCATTCTCAAAAAAATACTGACGGAATCAGACATTTTATCTTCGGCACAATTACCATACGCAACAGCAATAGCAGCGAAATTTTTAGAAAAATTTTCTGACTCCCTATTAAATATATAGTTATACTGAATGTATTGGCTCGTTCCCCATAATCTTATTGTGAAATTGAGGTGATAGGTTGCTGACCAAAGCGCATTACCTTTCCTGACTTTAGTAATTGATAGTCTATGAACTGAATTAGTGCTGCTCATATCCATTAGAAATTCTAAGAAAGAGTCTATTGTGTCTTCTCTTTCATGTTTTTCTCTTATAGTTATAACATTAAGATATTCAGTCTTCATACTATGCACACTCCTCACAATAGCAAGAATCATCGAGACTATCTGCTTGGACTTCATCTCCACAGTTATAACATTCAGCCCATGAATCATCCACTCTTCCATTGAGATATACTTTGTAATCATAACTGCTGGTTTCTAATGATGGTTGCTTCACGAACCAATACCCTCCATAATCAGCCGGTATCACCACATCTTCAGGTAATACAGATAATAACCCAGCATCAACACCAAGATTAACTCCCCAGGGGAAACGCCAAACACCATCACCGCCAGGAGAATTCCAGATTTCTAAACAATATGTATCTCCGTCATGTTCCCAATCCAGAAATACAGGCCAATCATCGTTTTTGTAATCAGACTTTGCGAATAGTAAATTGCAGAACTCTTCCCAACGGGAATCAGGTATAGCATAACAGGGGTCGCCGACCCACCAATTACCATTCTCTCTATCAGTAGGGCGTTCATAACTCATCTGCAATCACCTCCCACATCATATTTCCGGCAGTAAATGATAAGCGAGAAAATTCTTTGTTTCTCTTTCTTATTTCATCGAGGACAGTAATAGTAATCACAGGCACTATATCCCCCACATCATAATCAGACAAAACGTCTTTTGGTGCTGTATCATCAACCTCAACCGTTTTAGATTCCCAGCCCATATCATAGGGCAGCATTGGCTGACTTTGAACCAAAATTACTTTATGTCTAAATCTCTCTTGTTTTTCAGAAATCAATTCTTGAGCAACCCAATGTAAAAAAGGGTCTTGAGGGTCTGAATAAAGTATTTCTATTTCCTCAAATCTATACTTTGCTGGTTTTTGTTCAGCACCTTCTCCTTCATACGGTTCATTCGATTCGTCAGTTATTCTATAATCTTTCATGCCCAGCACTCCATACAATCACAACGGCCAGCAGCAGGGCCGTGACTCCATTCTTCTAATGTGGCTTCATAACCACAGTCTTTACAGATAATTCTAATCTTCATTAATCTCATCTCCTTCGTGAGGGCATTGGTGGATTGGGTCATCAGGGTCAAGATGTTGTTTGTATGTATGAGGGGGAAGTGTTTTGTGGCAGCGAGTGCAAGCAACCTTCAGGTGCATCAAGTCATTCTCGTTAGCCCACGTTCCATCTGCAAACTCTATAATCATACAATTACATTCCTCGACTCCGTAATCAGAAAAATTGGTTGTCGGCCACTCCATAGTATCTGCCCTATCACAATGAGGGCATCGAGGGTAGTCGTCTATCCAATGAGGGGAATAGTCTTCGGCAGGGTCGCCTGATGTTGAATGATACCATGCTCGACTCATAATTACCACTTACTACCTCTGTTATTTTTCTTCTCGATATAAGCGAGCCTTCTTCTTTCTGCTTTTCTTTCAGTCTTGCCTTTTCTTCTGGCTATTCTTTCTGCTTTACTTTTACTCAAATTTACCACCTTTTACAAAAGATTTCTCACGGTCAGCGATAGTGCGAGGTAAAGATTCAAACCACTTCTTTACTCTATCCTCATCCCACTTGTAGTTAGGAGAATCTATTCTATTAGAGTGATTGCTTGAGTATTTAGATTTCCAATTATCATAACGCAATCTGATTCTTTTCAGGGCGTGTTTATCCCTGTGTGGTTGTCTGCTTTTCCATGTATTACCCATTCATTCCTCCTCCTCTATTCTTTTAATCATAGCATCTAATTGTTTCTGCAATTTTTGAGCGATTGTTTCATTCATTCTTCTTCCTCCTGTTCCCAATCGTGTGCGAGCATCAATAGATTGGGGTTGGGTGAGCAGTCTGTTGATGGGAAAACAGTAATGCGAGCGTTTGTTTCGAGAAGCATATTATACACTTCGTTTTCCCTGTCAGAATTAAATATGCAATTCTTAGGGTAGTAGCAGGCCTGTGTATTTACAAGAGGTAATTTAATATAAACAGCAATCCACCAATGAGTGGGATATATATGCAAATTGATATTGCTGCTTGATGAAATAATTTCTTCAAGCAACTCATCGTCTTCTTCAGTCATGTGGTAGTCTATCTTCATTTGGGGGCTTCCAGCCATAATATCACCTAAATTTAAGGGGTCTATAAACATTGGTAATCTGATAATTCATAGGTCTTCGCTCCAACAACAATCTAAACAGGTAACCCTCGTAAATGTGTCTGTCTTACACGCAGTTAATCTATGTCTGTTGCACATCGGACATTTCATCGTAAATACCCCTTATGAGAATTGAAATAATTATCGTAATCGCCCCGCTGTGCTGCGATTATTTCTTTTTGACTGTTAGATAAAGAATTGAAATAATTATTAGTGTGGAAGGTTGAGGACAATAACTCTATGATTTCATGGGTGTCGCTGTCCTCATATAGTGGGTCGAGAAGAGGTGTGAAGCATGGAGGGTAGTCTGAATCATAAGGCAAACCTGCCTCAGGTATTCTTAATGCTATAAAGTCATCATAAAGGTCTGCGTTTTGTGGTTTGCAGAAATCTCTCCTAAAGGTAATCCATCTCGATATTTCTGTGGTAAAAACAGACACCTCATGTTTTGTTTCTCTCTTGACGAGAGAATCCACTAACTTTACTTCTCCCCCACGCCGCCTCACAGGGAACGGACACATCTCGACTGCAGGTAATACACCAAATTTTTCCCTGTCTGGGAAATGATTTTTGCAGACATATATCTTAGTTATTTCTGGGAACGGCTCATGCACATTTTTTACCTTTCCGAGCATCCATCTCGGTTCGGCCAACATAAACCTCTTAACAAAATCAGTCCAATCATGCTGTAAGCAGGTCACGAAAGCCCTCCATTCCTCATTCCAGGGGACTGAAGGCTCAAAGTTAGTCATAAAATCAACCATGTTTTGTCTGCCTGTTATGGTGAAGTGTTTGAATACGAGCCGAGAATGATATTTACCCTGCCTTGACTTATCGTGCATGGTGTGAGGCGTAGCGAACAGCAAGTCCTCCGCACAGGCCTTGAACAGAACAAATGTTTCCCCCTCGTGGGATAATACTCTAACCATCATGCTGACCACCACGCAGGGGCATTTCGCCCTCTTTCCCATCTGGCGAAGGTCTTTGAGTGATAATAAGCCCTGTATGCTAAAACAGCCATTTCAGACCACGCAGTATCATAAACATAACCGTCAAACTCTTTATACTCGTCGGGCATAGCGAGAGCAAAAGGGGTTAGGGTGGAGTAATCTTCTGGTATTAGATGTGCGAGAGAGTATAATTGTTCTATTGGTTCTGCACAGAAATGCTCTTTACCGAACCGCTTTTCATATTCTTCTGCTTGAGCGGCTGCGTGGTGAGCCAACCATAAGTAGTTATCCCTGCTATCTCCAGCCCAGCGAGTGCATGGGTGGTGAGGGTATCCACCGATGAGCGGTTTGCCTGATTTTGTGAGCGGCATCTGGTCATCAGTAGCACCGTGTCGTCTGGCTGCGCTGCCTAACATTTGGTAGGACTCGACAGTCATTTTTGGTATGTGCTTGTCGCACAGCATTTTGGCTGCAGTTATAGGGTCTTCAGATAATACAAATATATTCACTCTTTATCCTCCTTAATCATACTTAATACCTCAGAATAAGAAAAAGACTTGAAGCATTTCTCGCAAAAATAACCCTCAATTGTGCTATTGTATTGTCTTTCAGAATCCGAGTCGTAGTCTATATCTTTAGGGCCTGCAGCAAACACTGCAAAGGAGTTGTGTAATCTTTCGTCTGAGCGTATGGTATTTACTCCATTGCATTTACATATTATTTTGTATCTCATAGTAATTCCTCGATGTATTCATTCCATGCTTCCTCGTCTGCAATCTTCCACAGACATTTTGCTTGGTGGTTTCCGGTATCCTCACTAACGATACCTGGAGTGAGTCTTAACACATTACCTATCTGATGAATAGAGCCTACACGCTTCCAACCTGATTCTTTGAGCCAATACACTACTTGGCTGGTAAGCAGACCGTCTGGGTGTTCCCGTAGTATTTTAACAAGTCTGATTCTTAGGCCGTCATTACGCCTCTTGGACTTTTTGCCTGATATTCTATTGGGTCTGTCGTTCCACGCCATAAAATCATCTCGTTCCATCGGTTAATATACCTTTTGATTCTGATTTCTCAGAAAGCAGTATGTCGGCGCACTCTTTACAGGCGAGCACATCTAAATTATTTTCTGTATCCACCACCTCAAACATCTTTTTGAGGTAAAACTCATGGGAACAAAAATAACAGGGTCTAATAGAGCCAAAAAGAGGACTTAGACTTAGGCAATCAGGACAGTCCCAATGGTCGCACTCGTGAGCCATCACTCTTCCTCCTCTGAATAACGCTGACCGCAGACACGGCACTTTGTTTCTCCGGCTATGCGAGGGTGTGAAATTTTACAGATTGTTTTACGGCTCAACCCAATTCCTCCTTAATATCACCTGTGCCTTGAGTATTAGATAATTCGTTTATCTTCTTAACGAGGTCCGAATGATTCTCCAATGTCGGTTGCTGGGTGAAATTCCTGAAAGATGTTGTTATTTCTATTTCTTCTCCGTTTTCTACCTCGTCAAAGAGGGCCTGACAGTTAGGGTCTAACCCCCACATCTGAATTGTTATGTATTGTTGTAATACTGCACTCGCTATAATATGCTCTAATTGCTGGCATTCCACCATAAACCCTGCTTGTGTTTCCTCTTCAGAACATAATTCTATAACAGCAGGTCCTCTAACCATATTACTTTCGTCAGCGAGCCTGTAAGGTAATTCTAATCTTTGAACGAGTCTGTTTGATATACCGATAAGCCTCATCATTACCCAATTAGTATCCATAACTTCCTCTTTTATTGTTTTGTCTGGACCTGAATACTTAAGAAGATACTCCTCATCACACCAAAATACATTGTTGCAGGTATGTTCTGCTTCTTGTTGGTCAGTATTAGGGCTAAGATACCAAAAGGAGGGGTGCTCGACTACAATTTCAGCCAACTCGCAACCCATAGATGATTTCATGTGCTCAAAAGATACATTAGGCAATAAATCTCCTGAGTTATCAATGATTCTTTCACACCTGATTTCCATTTTTCCTGGCTCAGATTCAATCAAAGGATATATTATGTATTGTGCTGATAACTTAAACCCATAACGAGGTGGTTTGTGGTTTTCAGTCATGCCCATATCCTCCCTGTCCCATTAGGTGCGCGAGGATTACAAGGCCAGACCCACGCTTTCTTCTCGGTGTGAGAATATACTGTTAGGGTTTGTTTGAACCTGTCGCAAGTAGTATAAGGACAGCCTCTTTTTGGTGTCTTAACTTGAATGTATCTGGCTCTATGGCCGCAAGAGGGGCAGAACACTTGATGATGTTTCTTACTCACTCATAATCACTCCATAGGGGAAAGCGAGGCGATAGGGCAAGTCCAGCCTTGTCCGCAATCTTCTCTTACAGTAGCCTTAGTCCTTCGCAGGTCTTCGATAACTACTTCGATAGCCCCTCTTTTGCTATGGGCTAACCAAACTCTATCTCCAACAGATAAAGCCATTCTATTTAACTGCCCTTGAAGATTACGAGCGTTTTTCATACATATATTATATGTAGAAACGAGGCCCGTCAGGTCTTCATAGGAAGCAGTTTGCATCCAATTCTTCACATCGTCAATCGTCAAATCCGACATTGAACAGGACTTGTCCGGTCGGTCTATAAACATTAGTAATCTGAATACTATACGCTGCAGAATCGAAGGCTTTATATTCTTGGTGATTTATTTCTCTTTAGGCGGGGCGGTCCTGCTGCTCCGCGAAGGGAGGACTGAGAAGAAATGAACAGCCTGAAATATGAGGACATAATACCGAACGCGAAGAGCATCTGGGAGGTGTGTGAGGCTCAAACATGGTTAGAGACTACATTAGTCTTTACTCAAAGAGGAGCAAGAATACCATTTCCACCTCACCAGCACAAGATGCAGGTTTATCCGCACGATTGGGAAATCAGGATAGAGCATGAGCCGTATGTTTTTCACATACAAAATAATTTACTGTCTAAGCAACCTCGTCTGGTTTTTGCTGCGTCTCTTCGCTGTAAAGAATGTGGGGTATGGAGCGATACATACCTGTCAGGAGATATCCACTCCGATAGAGCGCAATTAGAAGGAGAATGGTGATACCAGATTACAGGGCGCAATCTGCAGGGTAATAGGTCTTATATAGTAGTTATGATTTGCTCACTTTGATGCGAAATGCCGAAACGGGACTATGAACAAGAATTAACTCAACATCTGATTACTGAATTAGAATCTGGATGCCCACCCTGGGAACGAGGCTGGGTTATACTCGGAAGACATTATAATATAGATTCTGGGAACGAATATTCTGGTAATAATCAATTCATATTACCACTGATTGCCGCTTCTCAATCTTATGACTCCAACCAATGGGGGACATACAAAAACTGGTCGGATGCGTCTGCTCAACACAACAAAGCATTAGGTCAGATTGGCGAAAATACTGAATGGTATGGAGTGAAGTCCGGCGAGACTTCTTCTATGGTTTTCTTTTGGAATACTAAAGAGGTTCCTGATAAAGACCAGCCTAAGCAAGCAGACGGAACATACCCGCTCAAGCGTATATTCTGGAAGAAGTGGTGGGCTGTATTTAACCGCGACCAAACAGGGATGCCGCCACTCGAACACGACCACCCTGATATTCCTATTACTGAAAGTGAAGAGGCTATGTTATCAGTCATTTACAAATACTGTGAAGATAATGATATTACAATCAAGAGGGGCGGCGATTCAGCGTTCTATTCCCCATCTCGTAATTTAATAAATATGCCGAAAGACTCAAGATTTACTTCTGTCGAAGAGCGTATGAATACTTGGGCTCACGAAGTAATACATTCAACAGGTCCTCACTTTAAGCGTAAGATGGGAGTCTTTGGCGACAGGGAATACGCACAGGAAGAATTAATTGCTGAGATGGGTGCTGCTCTTATTTGTGCTCAATTTGGTGTTGATTATACTTCTCGTAATAATTTAACTGCATACATAGGCTCTTGGCTTAAGGCTCTTAAAGGAGATAAGAATTACATAGTCAAAGTATCAGGCGACACCGGAAAGGCTGTAAGGCGTGTTATGGAATATGCTGAATCGGAGGAGGAAGAATGAACCCAGACTCCTTCATACGAGTCTCCGCAACGATATGTAAGGAGTTCTGGCAACAGGTCAGAAACGGTGATGCGAGCATTAACGATATAGAGTGGGAGGAAGAAGAATGAGCGTATATGATTGGAGAGGTTGTAAGTGGTGTCTGGAAGAGCATGGAACAGACCAATACTGCCGATGCCCCAACCCGAGGAGCACGAACCTATGAGATTTCAAACGGAGTGTTCTCTTTGCGGTGCTGTAAATAAATTTGTTTTTTGGGAGATTCGCTGGCCAGACCCACATAAGAAACTGTGGACTTGGAGAATACTCCCAGATGATTTCGTCAGCGATAGGGTTCAGTATGTGTATCAATTCTCTTCGGTGGAGACTGCTTTAATAAAGCAGGGTCATTATCCAGACTCCTATGGTAAGCCCGCTCATCAGGTTAAAGTATTTTCTGCTGACGGTAAAGTATCTCGTCTTATCCCCACCTCATCAGGTTTATTTTGTGAGGAATGTGAATTGGAGCATTCTTTTGAGGAAGTTATTTACTCTATACAGGAGGTTCAAAATGCAATCTGACAGAATCCAATCTGGCGGCTGCAGCCTTCAGAATGCCATAGTATATATAGTAGGACTTGCTACCCTCACCATGCGAAAATCTGGGAACGCCGACCCATCCCTCGCACTCGTTCTGGGATACGACTCAGCGAAAGGCAGGGTTGGTGATGTTCTGTGAAGAACCAAACTCTATCGAAACAGTGTGCTAACAGCATTAACCGTGTGCAGCAATTCGCTACAGACGCATTCGTGCTGGGACAATACAAAGCTCAATTGGAGACGCTAACTAAGGCTGACCAAGCGAGAGTTAAGCAACACCTCGTAGATGCACTGCAGCACTTGCACTCTATGGATATTATCCTCAACCGTGAGGAATACAAATCCAGCAAGCGCGCTACTACTGCTGCCGTGAGCCGCCGACTTAAGGTGGTTTCAACATCTGAGTCTTACGGTCTGGGTGCATCCCTGCCTATCATTGAGGCTAACAAAGTTGTTGCTGAATTCGGAGTAGTCAAGACCGAGCCAAAGAAGGAGAAGACCCCATCTGAGGCTAAGGCTAAGAAGCCTGCGGCTAAGAAACCTGCGGCTAAGAAGTCTGCAAAGACTCCTGCTAAGGCTAAGACTGCTAAGAAGCCTGTTGCAAAGAAATCCTGATTGGGTTACCCTGCAATGAGATCTGCTGATTTACGTAATGCTCCCGTAGGGGAAACTCTACGGGGGCAGAATACATTAAGGAGTGAGGTGGTTAAAACTGCACAAGACTGATACATCCCAGCATCAGCAAAACCCCTTCACGAAGGATACCTGCAACCTTGCAGATTCCGCCTCACTCCACCAATTGGAGAATTTAATATGACTCAACAAAAACAAACTGAAAACCAACGCCCTGAATTTTTAACCCGACCCATGAGACTGAGAACAATCAGACGCACATGGGAAACTGAAAAGCCCGCTGTTATGCAGGATAAAATGCTATACTCGCACCCGCAGAATCCCTTTACAGATGAACCTATACTCGACCAATTATGCCTGAACCCCACATACTTTACAAGAGTCTCCGGCACGAGTGCTCATTCGTTAGACTCAATGTATTGCCTGAATAATCCGAGTTATGAAGAATATAACTCGCAAGGTCAGGGTGGTGCTATCGAGTGGGACTTATTCTTCTGGATGTTTTCCTCCGAAATAATACTGCACGATGAGTTATGGAAGGCAGGTGATGCTTGATGAGAACCATAGTTATGACTGTCGAGCAGATGCGAAAACAGATGTTCAATTGGGAGTGGACTTTCATCTCCCCTACCAGCAACAGGGAACATACTGTAATCAATACTGAAGAATGGTGGGCTGACCACCAGAAAAAGTATGAGCAGTTTCACGACCCTGCTTCTCGTTATGCTCGCTGTTCCCCAGAAACATGGGATGAGCCCCTTGAAAATTATTCTGCTGAAGATGAGGAAAAATGGTGGGCTGAAGAAAACCCAGCGAATATGTGTATGCCTCCTGAACAACTCAGGCGTGAAACAGAACAATCAATGGGTCTGTTCAACGAGTGGGGTCAGCCAGGCTCGCATTGGACTTTCATAGGTTATGCTGAAATTCCAGGCAGTAAAGAATACGACCTGCATAAGCCGAGGGCTGCACTCCATGCTCTAACACGAGGGTGGATATATGACCCTCATGAGTGGCCTGGAGTCCCCAGCGGTGTAGATTACAGTCGCTTCATACGAGATGTTGATGTCGAGCGTATGTGTGAGATGAACAGGCCAGGCTTTTCACAACCGACCTGCTGTAATCGTGCTGCTCATCACAGTCAGTTCTATTGCAGTAAGTGTATGAGTAAATACGACATCAGATTTCCTGGGGAGGAGTCGGAATGAACAGCGGTATCAGAATGCCTGAATTCAAATTCACTGCCTGTGAGGGGCTAAATAAACTCCTGCTAAATCGTGCTCTTGAGAAGGAGATTCAGAAGGAACTCACATCTGGTAGCGCTCGTGAGCCAGCATGGCTGCGGCCCTCTTTCAGACAGATTTAGCGATACGGTCTGCACCAGCGAGTGTGTCCTCTAACAGCGGATAACTGTGAGGATACCTACCCTGCGCTGGTCTATGAGATATTTTCTCGGCCCGCTGAGTCAGGTTGCTGTTTAAAACGCCGACCTGCCAGGCGAGGCTGCTTTTTGAGCTTTTTCTCGGCAGAATGCTCCTGCCAGGTTTTTCTGCAGCATTTTTTACGCAGGTTTTTTCTACCAGGCTGCTTTTTTCAGCCTCCAGCCTCAGGCTGCAGCCTCCAGGCTGGTTGGAAACGAACCCCGCCTATAAGATGGGATGCGGGTTTATAGTCTTTGGTAAACTGCAGGCTCAGGCTTCAGGATACCAACCCTTATATAGTAGATGAAATATAGGCTGTCTATGGAAAAAGCTGCACCCGTAGCCCGCCCCCGATGCCGACACCCTGACTGCACTAATCTGATTGATGTGTCTGGCCGATTTTGCTCGGCCCGATGCCTCACTTGGAAACTCAACGGGGGATGCTGATGTCCGACTGTGAACAAAAAATCTGCGACAAGTGCTCACACACAATCTGGTGTGGGTGCTGCAATCCGGCCTCTGGGACTTCTCTCTGCCTTTGTAACTCAATACCTTGCGACTCCTTTGAATTCTGCGGTAACGCCGCTGCGTATTGGAATACTCAATGCAACGACTGTTTGAAGCGAGATTGGGAAGGGGGGCTCTGATTATGCCCGCGTATAGAGAAGTCTCACCGAATGACTGGAATTACGAAGCGCTCGAAAAGTCCAGGACTATCTTGGCTGGCTCCAAAGAGCCTCTCGATTGGGTAACTCCTATGTTAAACCTGTGGCGACCCCCTCAAGGATATGTAACTGATAATGAACAGGATAACGAAACAACCGCTGTTCTTATGATGCTGCTTGAAGGTATGCTGGATGGTGAGTTTCCCGAAAACAAGCTGTTATTCTTAGCCTGCTGTGCTAAAGTCTGGGAAGACAACCTGGAATTGGAGGGCTGATTATGAATCTGATTGAACAGTTTAACTTGAAGACTCGCCCGATATACTGCTTTATGTGCAGGGCTGAATTGGTCAGCACAGATATCAGTTTTGTTGATGAGAATATTTTCTTAACGCTGTATTTTTGCTCTCATGAATGTAAATCTCGATATGTGGCTGATTCAATAAGCACCTGATTTTACAGTCTCTTTTTTCAGATTCTCTTTTCTCAGGCTCTTTTTACTCAGTCTCTTTTGAGAGGTTACCTTAATACGAGTTGTATTTCAGGGTATGAATTTATCCCCCGCCTACCAGCCTGCAATCCAATAGGGGGGTTACGTAAATCTGACCGAATATCCCTGATTATTCAATCAAGGGCCGCACTCTGAAAATGGGTCTATACCGGTAAGAAGCTGCGGTTGTCCGTGTAGCAATGTAAGCATACGTGTGCAAGTCTCAACCCACTTAATCGCATCCCCATGCTGGAATGCTATCCATGCGTAGTCGGAGGCTGCACCCTTCACGCTGATTGAAAGTATCATTGCGTGAATATCGCTGCGAATAGGGAAGCACCCATCGGAAATCTGATTGGCATACCCTGCCACTTGCCATAGTGCAAGCGTGTGTACTGAACTATATCCGCCTGTAGACACACATAGTGGTTCGCAGTCTCGTATCTTCTTAGCCCATGAAGGAGCCTCGAAGTCCGCTACTAATTCTTCAATCTCATCTAACCACTTTGTTAATGCAGCCTCAACGGCGGTGCTTGGGTGTCCGGTTGCGAAATACGCTGAACGGATACACCGTGTCCCGACAACCTCAACCTTCTTACGGTAATCATGCAGTCTGGCCGGTCTACTAACTTTAGTTTTTTCTGACATTTTTCAGCCTCCCTTACCGACCTACCACCATAGCGATGTCCCCGCTTCAAGTCCCCATCCGCATAGGGGCTTATAATAGTTGGTATTCTGCAGGCTTTAGTCTGCAGGGTCGCTACCCTTATATAGTAGGTGGAGAATTCAGTAACATGGAGCAAAAAGACTTTGAGGCCATGATATGGGAGATTCATTCCCAGAAGCCAATAACAGTGAACGTCAACCAGAAGTCGGTTGGAGAAGTGCAATTCAGTTGCGGGTGCAGCGACCCCAACGCACACGGTAATGAGGATTACCCAATGGTGCTATACACAACGAGGTTTTACCCGCCAGCGCCGGCACTTCAGGAATTTATAATATGCAGACATTTTGGAATCAGGGGTGCTTGTAATACAGTATTCGCAAGTGCAGTAATTGACGAGATACCAATCGAGGCAAGCCTACCAGAATTCGATTTTGAGGAATGGAAGATGCAGAAAGAAGGGGCAGAGGCGATTAGATGAGATTATATGTCAGATGTTGTTTGCTTAAAAGCAGTTCAGGACGCACCAGAATAAATTTAGCAGTTCTTCAACCAGATGAATCTTTCAGCACATACCACTTCGGCGACGAAATACAGTGCCCAGTGTGCGGTAAAAAACTCAGGGTTGATGCGACCTACACGAAAGAGTGAAACTCTTTAGGTCAGTTTTTCTGGGTCAGCGTTTCTGCACAGTTTTTCTGCACAGTTTTTTCTCAGACAGCTTCTGCTGTCAGCCTCAGGCTGCGCAGGCTCAGTGCTCAAAAAAAAGAAATAAAAAATTTGCGGGGGGAAGGGCGGTCTTTCGACCCCCCAACCCCCCTTACGTAGTCCGAACCTAACCCCATTGTTTGGAAATCAATGGAATTCGATTACACCGAATGCTATTAGCATTACGCAATCGTCACACCACATATTACCATTCTTGTCGGTATTAGTGCCGTGTCGGTTGCACACATCATTCCTACACTTGGTTATCAATTCACCCCCTTTTCGCATTGTCGGCACACGCCTATGGATTTGATGTATTGGCCGTTTATCACCCGCCACTTGTGGGGGACGGATGAATCCCATCCCCCACACTTGCTACACTTGTTCCTAATCATTGTTTATCACCCCCGTTATGGTTCTTGAATAGTCCGCTTTTAGCCATGCACCCTACACACCACACCCTACCGTTAAAGTAGTGTTCATACATTTCATCGTATGCGCCTTCCGGTAGGAAGCCAAGCCTTCCGAAGTAATCCCCTTCGGTGTCCTTGACTTGTGTTCCGCAATTTACACACGGCCAATTAAGCCGCATGAAGTGGTGGTTCGGTTTGGTGTCGTCATTGTTGTCTATATCGTCATTGCTATATCCGCTTCCGGCAAACATTTCCGGTTGGGTCGCTACGCTTGTTGTGTTTGGCTTGTTTGGTATTCTAACCGTTCATTGGCCCTATTCGCTATGGTAGCACAAATGCCCCGTAGGGGCAACCCCAATCCGGTGTTTAGGGCATCAACCCTTCACGCCATCTTGTTGGTGGTTTATCGGTATCGGGGGGGATATACCCCCCCGACCCTTACGTATTCCGTTCCTTCGCCTTTATCGTGTGGGTGTCCCCATGTGGTGTCCCATCCACCACTACCCACACCCCCACCGTGTCTAATCTATCGTGGGGTGCATTTGAAAGTCATCCCAATGGTCGAACCATCATAGTGCTTCAATTCGGGTGCAAAGGTCATTCACTTCCCGAATCGTCTTGTCCAATTGCTTATTGCTAAGGTTTTGGATTCGAACACCGGCCTTATCGGGGCGGGTGTATGCACCATTTAGGGACATTAGCGCACCTTGAAGGGCGGCCGTCATGTGGGATTTCATGTCTTTCGACAAGGTGATTTCGGCTTTCGCACCCTTCACCTTTGCGGCTTCGGCTTTCGCCTTTTCGCAATCTTCCACATTGTCCCGATAGGCCACGTATGTTCGTCGCAAATTGTTGTAGAACATTTTTTGCGTCGAATAAGGGGTTCTTTGCGCGCTTTGACGGCTTTTACTACCCTTAGCCTTTGGTTCATGTTTTGGGGTTTCAATCAATTGTTTGGTATAGTCAACCATGATTTCCACTTCCATTTTACCTTTTATTCGTTTGTGGTTTTGTCTATTTTTTTGTCGCATCCGAAGACCCTTCCGGTGGATTTTTTGTTGGGAAATCCCGCCGAAGTATTGACGTTTATTTCATTCGCGACCACAAACACCGACCCGCATTTTATCTTCGGAATGAAATGTTAGCGATTCATTGCGAAGCCGATTCAACCCATACATGGAATACTAACCCTTCACGAAGGTTTTCACCCAATACAACGTATAGTTATACTACACGCCTACCACTTCCCCGTCCGTAGCGGGGCAAAGTGAAAATGGGGATGCCCCTTATTAAGGTTGGTGGCGTCAACCTTATATAGTAAGTCGCCAAAAATCGAAAAACCGACGTATCTTACAACGCCCACAGCCTGCAGGAATTTTTGAGAAAATTTTTTCTTGGCTACTATATAAGAAAATGCTTAAGTAGTCTGCAGCACACGCTGTAATAGTCGGGCAGCATATTACCTTCCCCCCTTCGGCTTATCCCACAGTGCTGCTCGACACACTAAAATAATCCTGGGTAGCGGGAGTTGTTTCGGCTGGGTTGCGCTTGTCTTCCACCCATCCATTCTCCTTTATCTATACTACTTGCGAAGGTTACTGTTTCTCCCTTCAATGAATCGAATTGGTCTATGGCGTGAGCAAAAGCCATAACAGTATCGTTGTGTTTTCCTACATCGTGAATATCGCCAGCCTTCCAAACATGAGCATCGAACTCATCGAGCAATTGATTTACCACATTACGGGTTTCAATATCCCCATAAGGCCAATGAACCTTTCCCTGCTCGAACCAAACACGAACCCTATTCAACAATCCTTGTTTTAGCCCTTTGTTCCCTACCTTGCTCGGTCTGTATTCTATTACATAGCCCATTCTTTCTAACAGACTTTGATAAAGTCTTTGAAAACCTACGTCTTCAGCAGCGAGAGGACACTTGCCGAATTTATTTACCCATTCACCTATTACCTGACACTGTTTATCAGGGTTGAAGTCATTACGTCGCCACATATTGACGAAGTGTATTTGGCCTTGTTCATCCTGCCTAAGAACGACCATAACCGAATAGTCACGACCCAAACCTTGTGCTGGGTCAAAACCAATAACATACTTCCCCCCTTCTTGTGAATCCCAAGCAATTGTTTTTTCCATATCCATATTTTTACGCAAGTGCTCACGTTTATAGACAGCAGATTCATCATCAACCACCTTACACAAATATTCCTGCACAAAAGCCAATTCACCCATAGCCTCTTTTTGTTCAAGCAAGAAATTCAAGGGCCTGTATTCAGGCCACAAACATTTTAATTCCACAGATGGGTCTGACCTATGCTCTTCCCAATTAGGCAAAGCAGACCATGTTCCCGATTTCCATGTTTTATTTTCCAACATTTCGGTGTGGTATAGGTCATTTAGGCTCATTGGTGTTCCAACACAATAAATGCTGGTTTGGGGGGATAGCATCGGGGTCACTTTCTTTCTAAACCAATGTCTGATTCCCTCGTGGTTCATATCGCCCATGTCGTCTAATACGTCATCAAGAATAATTGCAGCGGGGTGCTCACCACGAATAGCAGCACCAACACCCGTCGCTCTAACTACAGCACCATTTGTAAGCCTCAATTCTAATTTAGTCCCAAGACGGGGATGCAAGAATTTACGCAATTCTTCATGTCGCTTCAAGTCCTCTTTCATTTCTTCGAGCCTTCTTGCAGCCAAATCCTTAGATGCTGAAAATAACCAAACTGTAAAGGGCTTATCACGCCACTTATCGAATAAAACGTGGTGAAGTATCTTCATTCTAAGAGTTGTTGATTTTGAGTGGTCACGAGGTGCAATAATACAAACACGATGCACTTCAGCACCTTTTCTATCGCCGAACATATCCATCCATTCGCCTATGTGGTCGCCCCACGTATAGCCGCACCACTCATAGAAAAAACGAATGTCTCTCTTTGAGCGCTCTAAATTAAATCCGGTTAGCATGGCTTCAACCCTTTGTATGCTCCACAGTGGGGGCATTCTCCTTTTAGCACTTTCTCTCGTAGCATTCTTTTAGCATACCAGCCACACTCTTTACACCTTACGCTACTTTCAAACATTTAAGCCACCGGAGCGAACAGTGAAGATACTAAACCTTCTTCCTTATCAATGATATATGCTGCAAGACCAGCAGAATTAGTCACATAACCATTTAATGAGTGCCAACGGTCTTCACCTGATAGGCTCGGCATTTGGATAATCATACAACCGCCTCTTTCTTCAGACTTTCTGTGGTGAAGGTGTCCGTGAAACCAAATGTGGTATCGGTGTTCCCCCCATTCCTTTCTTTGTTCTGTAGCCATGATTTGAGGAAGTGTTCTAAGCGATTTTCCGTCACCATGCGTAAATCCTATCAATGTGCTGCCGTAGTAGCAGTATTGGCGTGGTTTTGCATCAACAATCACAGAAACATCGTCACAATGGTTGAATGCTGCTTGGAGATACATCATTAGGGCTAAGGTGGAATGTCTATCGTGATTTCCAGGCATACAAATGAGTTCAACAGGTGCTATACAACGCAATAATTCTATGTGTCTGCGAGCGAGGTCGAACCCACCCATCAAAATTTGTGCTGGAGTCCCTGCCATGTCTTGTGTAGTGCCTTTAGTAGTAGTCCCTAAGTGATTATCAACGTGAAACCAATCAGAACCGACAGTAGCAATCACCTTATCTGGTTTATGTGTAAGCATTTCAACCAATCTTTCGGTTTTTTCCATTAAACGGGTTTCAGCCTCTTGTAAATTGTAAGGTTCTCCGGTTTCATCTTCCCAACCGAACATTCCATAGTGAAAATCAGTAGGAGAAACCACTAAAGCGTAGTCCCTCTTGTTTTTGTTAGCCTTCAAAGCAGGTTTTGGTGTTTTGTTAGACACTTTAAGCGTATTTATATGCTTTAGAATCGAATTTTGAAGATTTCTCCACCTTTCAGCGTCTTGCTTGTCCCTTTTCTGACTTTCCAATTCAAATTTTTGAGTTACAGACGACTTTTTCTTGAACATCAATTCAATTAACTCTTCTTCTGTGCTATTTTCTAATTCCTCTTCAGTTATAGGTAGCATTGAATGACTCCAACCATGAATGCTACGGTATTCTCCAAACCAGGGAGTGGGGAAGTCGTGTTTTGCACACACTTCTGCCGCTGTAAGACCATTTCCTATACTATCCGAATAATCAAGCATCATTCCTCGATGGACTTCACCGCTAACTGCTACTAATCTGCTTGCAGTTTTCAGATAAGTGTAGTAAATATCGTTTTTGGAGTCGTATGTATTTTGATTTTCCTTATTTTCGACTCTATGTCTGCTTATTAGACATCTCCACCCATCAAAAGTCTTCTCTCCGTATTCCGAAAATAGGAATCTCGCAAGACTCGCATCCGTTTTGTGTTCTTCTTCGTGCTTGAGCACTAATTCAATGGCCCTTTCCTTCCGCATTAACACAGGGTAGTCTGAAGCCTACTTAAAGATTTTCTTAAATGAATTATTTTAATTTCTTATGCAGCCTCACGAAAAAAATAATGTGTCGCAATGCTGCGGTCTGTTGTAATTCTTTCTTTTCCCATAAGACCTTTAGAAAGGAATTGCTTAACTACGCCCTAATGGAAAAAACAAAATTAAGACAAATTCCCCTTAGTGCTGCGTTTATTTTCTTCATCCGAGAAAGTAAAGAATTGAAAGAATAAACGAAACCCTTAAACACACCAGCTGAAAACGGAGAATTAACGCAGAAATGCGAGCAAAATGGAGCTGCCGTAAAATGACGAAATACAAGACCTTAGATGTTGAAGTTGAAGCAACACAAGAAATAGAAGATGGGACTACCCTAAACATAGTGGGTTCAAAGGTTGAAGGTGGGATGGCTGCTATCGCTGGCGTAAAAGACTTAGTTAGTGATACTGAACAATTCCAACTCAACGCTAACTACGATAACGACTTCGACCTTTACGATGATATGCTAAAGTTAGACCCCGAATTGAACGGTGCTGTTCGTGCAGTAAGCCTTTCTGCGAATGATTGGATGATTGACTACACTAAGGGTAAAAATCGCAAAATACGAAGGGCGATAAAAGAGTTGGTCGAAGAAAGATTAGACTTCGATGATATATTGATTAACGCCATGCGAAACCTCATGGTCTATGGAAACGACATTAACAAAATTGTAGGCACTATGGGTAAAGGTATTACAGACATACAAAACCTCCCCGTAAAGCAAATTACAATCGTTGATGAGCGTTCAAGATTTACAGCAGACGGTGCTACATACCCATTCGTAGCAGACGAAGCCAACCCAATTATCAATCCTGCTTACTATGTCCTAAGAGAACAAAAATATACTCAGAAAGCATGGGCTAACGATGAAATCTGGCATTTAAGAATAGACTACCGTAGCAATTGGTTTACTGATACTATGGGGAGAAAGTCATACGGTGTTTGGGGTGGTTCAAGATTCAGTTCACTAAAACAAGCAATTAGAGCCAAGTATAACTCACTAAATAATAGAATTAGCCTTGAAGACAGCCTTACAAAGCAATACATAACAATTCATTCAGACGCTACAGCACACATTCAAGACCCAGGAGAACAGCAAGAAAGGCTTTCACACATTATTAGCAAAGTGGGGACTCTATTAGGAAGTCTGCGTGGCGACCAAATCCCAATTTTGCCTCACTATGTCGAAATGCACCACATAGACTTAGCAAACACAATACCCGACAATACCGGATTCTTAGATAGTATAAACGCAGACATAAGTGCTGTAATGCAAGTCCCCCGAGTAGCAGCAGGTCAAGAGCGAGGTTCAACCTTCGCCGCAACATACAACGCTAACATTTGGTCTTTCCAAAGCATAAAGAGGCTTCAAGTAGTGGTTGCTACACACGCTAAAGAATTATTCTCAAAGCACTTAGAGATGTTGGGGATTGCACACACTATGTCCGATATTCCGCACTTAGTATTCAACCATTTGGTTGATGAATCTCCAAGCGAAAAGATGGAACGCGCAACCAAAGGCTTTAATGCAGGCATTCTCAGCCTCAACGAAGCAAGAGAAATCGTTGAAATGGAGAGCACAAGAGATGGCGACCAACGAAGAAATAACACAGTTCAGAATAGAGAGACTCGAGAATAGATTGGATAAGCACGAAGAAGTGCTTGAAAATATGTCTGAAGTGCTAACTGAACTAAAGACTTCACACGCAAGCATGGTTGCAGTAAATGAGCAAACCAACGAATTACTACAACAAGGTTTTGACCTACTAAAACGCCTTCTAATGATGTTTGCAGTTGCTGCAGTAGGTGGTGCAGGCGCAATAAACATGATGTAATGTTTATAGCAGGCGAACTCAAGCCAAAATATCATGTCGAGGATGAAATTAGGCAACCCCAACGAGTATCTAATGCTCGTATTTGGGTTTATGGTTGTAATTATGTGGGTGATGATAGCCGCTATCGCATCATACTACTCCATCGTTGCAGAAAGAGATATAACAGATAGTCAATTAACCGTAATTGGGTTATTGGGTGGTCCTGCACTACTGATAATCACATCGGTTCTTGAATTGTTCAAGGGCAAAGAAGGTGCTAAAATTAACATCTTGCCGGAACAATTAGCAGGTGATGTTGCTTCCCATGACGCATTAGAAAATCACACCCGCAAGATGGAAGAGTTGAGAATAATTCACGACTTGAAATTAGAAGAAATGCAAAAGCAACACAGCCTCGACATGGAAGCCTACCAAATCACAAGTAAAAAGCCTAAAAAGGGTGAATGATTATGGCTCTCACAATTAGTCTTGATACAGGAATTGGTGTATCGTTTAATACTGCACACGCAGTAATAAAAGAGTTTGTAATGAACAAAATATATGACGAAGAAGGGAATAAATCATTCGTTATTACATACAGTGGTTTAGTCTATGTGGATGAGTCAAAATATACAGCGAATAAATCACCTGTGGGTGGATTTAATTACCAATTTAACCTCGATGTAACAAATGAAGCAGACCAAAACAACCTACTAAAGTTATGTTATCTAAATCTAAAAACTCAAACAGGTTTCACAGACGGAGTTGATGCTTGATGAATAACAGTATTTTCTGCTCCTTTTGCACACTTGGAAATTGTATAGATTGTAAAATCATAACGGATGGTGAGTGAGTGCGATATGACGGCCACCCTATATGGGTGTCCGTTCTCCGCTTCTTTGGGGTGATTGTCTAATGTGGGAATATCAAGCAGAAATCTTACGAGTCGTTGATGGCGACACTGTGGATGCGCGGATTGATTTAGGTTTCAAGGTTCATTACAGTGTCCGTGTGAGGCTACACGGAATCAACGCACCTGAATCTCGCACACGCGATAAAGAAGAGAAGATTCGTGGGCTTGCCGCAAAAGAAAGGCTCGAACAGTTGGTAGGTGGAAAAACAGTCGTTTTGAAATCTCATGGTGTAGGTAAATTTGGCAGATGTTTAGGAGAACTAAAAGTCGGGTCAATAAATGTAAATGCTAAATTGATAGAAGAAGGCCATGCAGTTGAATACTTTGGGGGGCGGAGATGATTGTTGAACCATACACGTTCAGCGACTCAAGACCTGATGATGGAAGAACAGCAAATTTATTAGCAGTCCTTTTGGCTATAATGGTTATGACAGCACATAACCACTTTTCCCCCTTTCAAGAACCAGCAGTCCCGTATAAGTGCTACGATTTACACGGTGAAGTATTACACAAACAAATAACAGACGATACAGGAGACAGAAGACTTTACGTTTGGTTTAACGACTCAATATCCCCACAAGGATACAATTTATCTGTTTCCAAACATACGTATGAATCCTTCGATGTTGGGGATAACTATTCAGGTATAACCTGTGAATACATTGATATAGAGCGAATCAGACAGTTCTTAGATAATTGGAGCGTGTGATATGCCGAACCCAAAAGAAAACGAATCAAAGCCTGACTTTTTGCGTAGGTGTATGGGCGATAGTAAAATGGTGGATGAATTCGGGAATCCAGCACAAAGATACGCAGTATGCAACCGATACTTCAAAGACGGTGCTGAAAAAGCAGATGAAACTGTTGAAGCACTACAATACGGAAAACCTGGAAAAAAAGACCCACGAAAGACTCCCGCAAAACCAAGTGAAAGGCGTAAGGGCTCAAAAAGAAATAAACCAGGTTCAGCCAAAAAGCCTAATAAGAACATAAAGACAGGAAAGGGGACAGAATCCACTCTAAGAGAATTGATGCGTAAGCATAACGCAAAGAAACCCAAATTCCGAGCCACTATGGGGCAATTAAAATCTGTTTATAGAAGAGGTGCAGGTGCATTTAGTCGAAGCCACCACCCCAAAATGAGTCGTGGGGGTTGGGGTGTAGCAAGAGTCAAAGCATTCTTATATCTCTTGAGGAATGGCAGACCGAGTAACCCTAATTACAAGCAGGACAATGACTTGCTACCGAAGGGTCACCCAAGAAGTAAAAAAGGAGGCAAAAAATAGATGGGTTGCGGTTGTGGTTGCGGCGGAGAAGTAGTCGCCTATGAAGAATGGGATGAAGAAGATGTTGAAGCGGCGGAATACAAAGGTCGTAAAGTAACTCTTAACAAACCATTCAGAACATCTGGAGGTCCTAAGAAATTTGGTGTCTATACTAAAAATGAAAAGGGTAATGTCGTTCTTGTAAGATTCGGCGACCCTAACATGGAAATCAAAAGAGATGACCCCGCAAGGAGAAAATCTTTCAGAAGCAGACATAACTGCAGTAGCCCTGGCCCAAAATGGAAAGCCCGTTATTGGTCTTGCAGACAATGGAGGTCAGGAGCAAAAGTCGAAGGTTCAGAATCCCCCTGCGACTGTAAAGAAGGTGAATGTATGGATGAACAAAACTGTAAAAAGGAAGTAGCAGAAGCGGCTGAACCTACACCTAAAAATAATGAAACTCACGAAGAATATATGTCTCGTTGCCAAAAGGCGGGTTATACCAAAGAACAGTGTATGAAAGCCCACGAAGGACACACTTTCAAGAAAGAAGAAGTCGAAGGTTATTATGACGACGACGAAAAGAAAAAGGCTTCTTATGGTTGTAAAGAAGGTTATGAAAAGAAAGACGGTATGTGTGTAAAAGTATCAGTCGAACTCGATTTAGAAATCGAAGAAGCGGAATCAATACTTGAAGCAACAACCGGAAAAACAGTTATTAGAATCAAAGGTATAGCATTCCACGAAGGAGTAAATAAGAACAGATGGTCGCTCACTCGAGCGGGCGCTGAAAATGTTGTTGATAACTTCGTTGGGACTGACCTCACATTACTACACCCTAAGACAAATGAAGTAGGGTCTGGTTTTTCACGAAATATGGATGGTGGAGTAGAAGAAGCGATTGTCGGATACGTCACATCTGCATATATGGATGAAGACGAAGACGGTTGGTTGGTTAGATTTGAAGCCGATGTTGTGAGAACAGAACTGTTTGAAGCATTAGAATCCGGCCTTTGGCTGAGAAAAGGCTATGGTGTGAGTATCGGTGGAACAGGTAAGCCTGAAGTCGTTAAGAGCAGCGAAGACGGTAAGAATATCATGGTTTTTGGAACGCAATTCAATATAGACCATTTAGCAATCGTTCATAAGCCAGCATACTCAAAGGCTCGTATAACAGAAGTCGAAAGGGTGAAGCAGACCGCAGGGTTTATAGGTAGCACGAGCACTTCGTCAGGTCGTCAAACGGTGACTATTATGACTGACGACATAGAGATTGAAGCAAGCGATAACAGTGAGCTTCATGCTGAAATGGAAGACCTAAAGGCGCAACTCATCCTTGCGAATGCAACAGTTGATGAGTTCCATGCTCGTGAAGCAGCAGCAGCTGAAGAAGAGCGAATTTCCCTTGTGGAGAAGGCAACCGAACTCGGTATGAAGGGACACGAAGAACTGACTACTGAAACTCTTGAAGGACTAATTGCATCTTGGGAGGCCGCTCACCCTGAGCCAACTCCGGTCGAGATGAAGCCTGTTGAAGCATCGACTGATGTTGAAGCAACAGAAGCCCCTCAAGCAGATTCAGGTGCGGTAGTGGCAAACTACCTCAACGGCGAAAAGGTTGAAACCCCAACAGCGATTTATGAAGTCGCATATAACCTATGGGCTGACCAATGGAACAGTCACATGAAGGATGACGACATGAGGGCTTTGACCTTCGCAGAACTCAAAGATAGGAGGATGATTTAGAAATGCTATACTCAGGAAATGACCCAGCCCATGTGGTTGATATACAGAACACTTTTGCAGAAAGCGGCTTATTGGTAAAATACCATGCAAACGGTATCCAATCCACCGCTTCAGTAACCGATACACCAATTGGTTACACAATGCAAGAATCGAGCAGAGATGCTGACCAAGCCCTTGAAGCGGCTGGAACAGGAACAGTATCAATTCTGCCTCTTGACGGTATCTGCTACCTAAGAAGCATGGCTATTGCTTCCCCTAAATTCGGACTACCTATTTACGTATCACAAACCTCCGACACAGACGGATATGTGGATGACGATTCATCCAACTCCGCTGTATTCGTAGGATATTACTTTGGCGACGAAACCGCTATTGCTACAGGAGACCTAATACCAGTTTCTTGCTGATTGGAGATGATTAAGATGAACGACACATTAGACCAAATTTTGACTAAGAACGACAACACATGGTTTGCTTCCACAGGACCTGTTGCACCACCAGATGCAGTCCTTGAGCAAACACTAAGAGATTTCATTCAGTTGCAATCTAACACAATTGCTATCGCAACAGACCTTGTAGGCACTCGCTCAGTCCCCTGGCTTGAATTCAAGTGGTATACTGGCGTGAATGGAACATTTACCTACCCAATAGATGACGCTGCAGTCGTTGACCCAACAAAGGTTGGAACTGCTAACTACACCGTCAAGTTAGAGAAGGGTCAGGGTCGAGTTGTATTCCTCGATACTGTTCGCCTACGCGGTGAGTCCTTTGAAAACATTGACCGACAGCAGTTGGGAATTGTTCGCGCTCGCGCAGACCTCATTGATAACCACATTCTAACAAAACTACACGGTGGCGCTGGTCAATCGGCTGCTGCTACTGCTGTATTCGGTAGCGGTTCCGCTGACGAAGAAGGCGACATTTTGGGAATGATGGACTTACTCTTTGCTAACGCTCGTGTATCGGGTGACGAGGGAGTATCCCTTGTGCTACCTGCCGATAAGAGAAGTGCAATTCTAAACACAACACTATACGGAAACGTCGTGGAGTCCCTCGGCGAACACCTACGAAGAATCGCTAACGTATCAATTCTTTACACCAGAGATTACGGCTCAAGCAGCGCACTCGGAAACGATGCACTACTTCTAATTCCTGGCTCGGAAACCGCTGAATTCTTTACATACAATGGTGCAGGCTTCCAAGAAACCGAATTAACCAGACTACCTGGTGTCGGCTTCGATTGGCTACTAACAGGCTACATGGGAACTGTAATCCACGAACACCAAGATGGAGCGTCATCCGGCACAAACAACAGGATTGTTAAGCTGACCGGAGTCCGCTCCTGAAGGTGATTATAGATGGCTCGAATAGGCCAAGCACGAAGAATGGTTCTTCTCGCTGCTCTTTGTAAGGCAGCGGGAAAACCAATCCCTTCTATCTGGCCCGAGGGACTGCAGCCCACTAAGTCTGCTATGGCTAAGTGGGTTGCAGCACAACCTGAAGCAAAGGTTGATAAGAAGCCAACTCCGAAAAAGACGGTGAAGAAAGATGGCGGAAAAGAAGAAAGCGAGTAAGAAAAAGGCAGCACCTAAGAAAAAGGCAGCACCTAAGAAGTCCACTAAGGCTTCTCTCGCTTCTGAATTGAACGCTATGGGAATCCCCGTTCCAGAAGACGCTTCCCTTGAGGCTATGCAACACAGAAAAAAGCATTGGATACCAGGCCCAGGTTGGGTTGTTAGAATGTATAGACAACACCCCAAACTGAAGCAGGCAGGAATCATGCCTTCTAAACTTTATTGGCTTCCAAACTCAAAATGGGCTGAAGAGTTAATTTTGACTAAGAAACTAACAGTTGTCCGGCGAATGAGCGAGGTTCCAGGTAAAGCAATCATGCTCGATGTGCCGGAGGGTTGGAATGGCAGTCTCTGAGCAAAATATCCGTGACTTGCTTAACTTCCCTAAAGGCTTGAATTCGGGAACGATAACCGAATACATAAGCGTTAGAGAAGCACAAATTAACAAAATAGCCAGAGGCAGTCTTTACTTAAACGACTCGAGCGCATACGTAGTATCTACTGCAGAGAAAGATGCTGCGGTGAAGGCTCTTGTCGCCGTTGATTGCCTAACGGTTTTATTAGACACAATCCCAACGTATGTCCCCACAGAACAGCAAAGAGAGAACGACATTAGATTGCGAGCGCAATTAGATGTTTTCAAGAAAAGAGCAGACGACCTTGTAGCAAACATAGCGGAAGCAGGTTCAACTGCTTATGCCGAAGGTAAAACTGCTACGAGGCTGAAGTGATATGGCTAACAGATATTGGATTGGTGGGAGTGCTTCTAACGCAAGCAGCAGCACAGCCAATTGGAGCACCACTTCCGGTGGTTCAACAGGTGCATCAGTTCCAGGTGCGGGGGACACAGCATACTTCGATAGTAATTCAACCAGCGACTGTGTCTGGACTATCACAAGCATAGGTTCTATAATTTGCGAATTACCAGCAACAGAGAATGCTGTTCCTGGTGTTGATTACGGTTTTTACAACGCAACCACAGAATCAGCAAGAACATTAGAAATAAACACTACCACAGTCACATTTTCGGGAGTGTTCAAATTTAACTGCAAATTGAATATGGTTAATCAAAATTTCAAATTCGTTACCAGCAGTTCAAACCCCGTATTGATAACATTCGGGGAATTGGCTGAATATACAAATCCTGGTGGGCCTAATTGGTATATTGAATCTACTGAAGCAGAAGCACACGCAGATAGCCAATTCAAATTAGAAAAGGGTATATACCCAGATTTATTCATAGGGGTTACTGGAACAGGCACTCCCCGACTAAATGTTGGGTATGTTGCTGCAACAGCCACAGTAGACCCTAACTATGAAGCAGTTGATATAGATTCTTTAGTCATGGATGGTGCTACATTAGCACTAAATGACCCACTTAACAACAGAAATTGGAAATACATAGTCAGGACTGACTTTGATATTAACTACGCATCATTTGATGCTGGAGAAACCACTTGGGAGATACGTGCTACTTCCGGCGGTCGAAGATTACCTGTTACAGGCGACACTAACTTTGGTGATGGTTCTTCTAACTTTACAGCAAATTGGCATAACCTCATTATCGGTGGCGACCAATCCACCAATAACTATGTATATATTACTGATGGACTAACGCTTGTTTGTAACTCCCTTGAAGTCAAATCTTCTCTTAGACCGCAAAACAATACCAACGGCAATATCTTGAAGGTCAATTCTAAGCCAACTGTTGCCGGTTCCTGGGACTTCTATGAGATAGGTGGGGGAATATATCATTCCGCACCAAAAAATTACACAACACTTCCACCAAAAATAGGTAATAATGATACTGCACTAAAGGTTGTTGATGGTATCCCTAAGTGGGGAACAATCAGTACTGAAGTGGCCTCTAAATCCACGATAGACATTGGGCCTTTAACTGTTACAGGAAATGTTACGTCTATTGTTTTTGGAGACCTGACCCTTTAAGTAAGAATGAGAAATGAGGAATTACCATGCCGACACTAACAGATGCTAAGAATTTGCTGACGGATACTCAAGCAAATAGAATATCTGTTACTCCAGATGGTGCTCAAATTTTCAGAGATACTACAAGCGGTATGACTTTCATAGGTGACGGGTCAACTGCCGGTGGGCGTTCTATGGATATACGCCCCAATTCAACAACCATAACCTCAAACACTACTCTAACACGCACTCACGAGGGGCAATTAGTCCTCGTAAGTTCTGGTAGTGGAGTAACAATTACAATCCCCACCAATTCAAGCGTTCCTTATCCGGTTGATTTGACTGAATTACGTATTTTGAATATGGGGTCAGGCACAGTAACTATTCAAGGTGATACCGGAGTAACAGTAAATGGTAGCGCATTCGCTAAATCTTTAGGTCAATTCGAGAAATCCTATGTTAGAAAATACGGAACAGATACTTGGGTTGCATATCAAAACAGTGCAAGCGGTCCGACAGGCTCAACAGGACCCACAGGCCCAACCGGTCCCGCTGGTCCGACAGGTCCCGCTGGTCCCACAGGACCGGCAGGACCTACAGGTCCGACAGGACCCGCATCTTCTGTTGCTGGACCTCCAGGACCAACCGGTCCTACAGGGCCTTCAGGTCCAACAGGCCCTACGGGAGGAACAGGTCCAGACGGTAGGCTTGGTGGTATGAAATTACTCTTCAATACGAGCACATCTTCACCGAGCTCAAATCTTGATGATGGCGACCTTATGTTCAACAACGCCACCGTCGCATCAGTAACAAAGGTTTATTTTTCACACGAAGACAGTGACGGCAATACGATAGAATCTTGGGTTGAATCATGGGATGACTCAACCAATGTAGGTAAGAAGGGGTATTTGACTATCTGCAAAGCAGACGGCACTAATCTTATGGTGTTTAGAGTTGATGGTTTAACCAGCCAATCAGACCACGTTGAGGTTGATGTTGTAAATTCTTTATCAGCATCTTTACCTTCTAATAACCTACCACTCGTTGTTAATTTTTCCACTTCAGGAGATAGAGGTGCAACAGGCCCTACAGGTCCTACGGGTGCAGCTGGCCCAACGGGGCCGACAGGCCCTACCGGACCAACAGGATTACAAGGACCGGCTGGCCCGACAGGCCCCACCGGCCCGACAGGACCGACAGGTCCTACGGGTGCAGATTCAAGTGTTGCAGGACCTCCTGGTCCAGCAGGACCGACCGGACCTTCAGGACCCACAGGACCAACAGGGCCTTCTGGCCCCACAGGACCGGATGGTCCAGATGGGCCAACAGGTTCAACAGGCGCAACAGGTCCGACCGGCCCAACGGGTGCAGCAGCCGGATTCGGAACCCCTACCGCCACTACCGGACCAATAGGAGTAACAGGTAGTGGGCCGGACACCGCTAAAGTGTTTGCGTTTTCAATTCCTCAAGGAGCAACAGGCCCAACGGGACCTGCAGGACCTACGGGTAGCACAGGTCCTACCGGACCTACGGGGCCGTCTGGACCGTCTGGTCCAACAGGACCTACGGGACCTCAAGGGAATTTCGGAGGTGCTACTTTCAAATATGATTTTAGCACCACTACAACAGATTCAGACCCTGGCTCAGGGAAATTAAGGCTCGATAATTCCACACAAAATGCCGCAACAGGTATTTACATTGACGATTCTGATTTAGACGGAACAGACATTCAATCATACATGAGAACAATTGATGACTCAACCTCGACAATCAAGGGTCATGTAAAAATAACAAATTTAACAGATACTTCTCAATTCTTATTATTCACAATTTCTTCTCTAACTGAAAATAGCGGTTATTTCGATATTACAGTAAGTGCCGTTGATTCATCGGCTACATCTCCCTTTTCTGATGGCGAAGATGTAACAATAACTTTTGCTCGAACAGGTGATAAAGGAGACACAGGCCCAACAGGACCATCTGGACCGACCGGACCATCTGGGCCAACCGGCCCTACGGGTCCAACCGGACCAACCGGAGCGGATTCAACTGTGGCTGGCCCTACGGGTCCAACAGGACCTTCAGGTCCGTCGGGTCCAACAGGCCCAACCGGAACTGCTGCAGGTTTCGGCACTCCTTCTGCAAGCACCGGCCCTATCGGAGTAACAGCAAGCGGCCCTGATACAGCAAAAGTATTCGCATTCACAATCCCATCTGGTGCAACCGGACCTACCGGACCAGCAGGCCCAACAGGTTCATCTGGACCCACAGGTCCAACCGGACCAGAAGGCCCAGACGGACCACAAGGCGCAACAGGTCCTGCCGGACCTTCCGGCCCCACAGGAAGCACAGGTGCTGCAGCAGGTTTTGGAACGCCAACTGCTACTACAGGCCCAATTGGTATCACATCATCAGGTCCAGACACGGCTAAGGTATTTGCATTTAGTATTCCAGCAGGTGCTACCGGACCAGCAGGACCAAGTGGGCCAGCAGGACCAACAGGCCCAAGTGGGCCTCCTGGTAGTGATGGTGCAACAGGTCCATCGGGACCTCCAGGCCCAGCAGGGCCAACCGGACCAGCCGGTGATGACGGCTCAGATGGTAGTGCCGGACCTCCTGGACCGACAGGACCAGCCGGACCAGCAGGACCTTCTGGTCCTCCAGGCTCAACGGGAGGGTCTGGACCCACAGGCCCTCCAGGTTCAGCAGGACCTCCTGGACCGACAGGGCCACAAGGGCCTCAAGGTGTATTTGGTGGTGCTTCGTTTAAGTATGACTTTAGCACTACAACATCAAAGGCAGACCCAGGAGCAGGCAAGATAAGGTTAGACAACTCAACACAAAGTTCTGCGACCGGTATTTATATTGATGATAGCGACCTTGACGGCACAGATATTCAGTCCTTCCTTCGCACCATTGACGATTCGACTTCAACCATAAAGGGCCATATCAAAATCAGTAACTTATCTGATTCTTCACAATTTACATTACACACTATATCTTCCATAACAGAAGAAACAGGGTATTTCGATATTACAATAAGCACAGTAGATTCTTCAGCATCAGCACCATTTAGTGATGGAGAAGATGTTTTCGTCACCTTCGCAAGAACGGGCGACAAAGGAGATACAGGTTCAACAGGTTCAGCAGGACCTCCTGGCCCCACAGGTCCTCCTGGTTCTCAAGGGACAGTAGGAGTTGCCGGTCCTCCAGGACCTTCTGGTGCTCAAGGGCCTGCAGGTCCTCCTGGTTCTGATGGTAGCGATGGTTCAGATGGTTCTGCAGGACCTCCAGGGCCGACGGGACCAGCTGGCCCTCCTGGTCCAACCGGCTCAGCAGGACCGCCTGGAAATGATGGTTCAGACGGGTCTGATGGTGGGGCAGGGCCTCCAGGACCAACAGGACCAACAGGTCCTCCTGGTTCTCAAGGCACTATTGGAGTAACAGGACCTCCAGGACCAACAGGACCCGCTGGTTCTGACGGGGCTGACGGTTCAGATGGTGCTACCGGTCCTACCGGACCCACAGGACCTACCGGCCCAACAGGACCGACCGGACCAGGTGGTTCGACCGGTCCGACAGGACCAAGTGGGGTTGCGGGCGGCATAGATGATTTAACAGATGGTAAATCCGGTGGGACTGATTTTACAGGCAGTTTGTTATTGGGTCATCAAACCACCGGAACACTAAGTAGTGCAGTGTATAATACAGGTGTAGGAATAGGGGCATTAGACGCATTATCGAGCGGAACGAGTAACACTGCTATGGGGTGGTCTGCTGCAACGGCAGTATCAACAGCAACAGATGGTGTGTTTATCGGAAAACAAGCCGGAACGACTAATAGCACAGATAGTAGGGTTGTCGCTATTGGCTCTTCTGCTGGTAAAAATATAGGATTCGGTTCAACCGCAGTTGGGTTTTGGGCTGGCATTTGGTCTTTGTCCACTAACTCAGTTTGTATTGGTTATGCGGCCGGTGCAAGAGGAACTGCGAGTGCTACGAAAAATGTATTCATAGGGGATATGCCGACTTATGGTGGTGATGGGACATTTGAGGGAGATTACAATATCGGTATTGGCGATAGTGCTATGTATGCAATCAATGGAAGTGCTAACTATAACATAGGTATTGGAAGACAGGCTCTATATACTCCAGATGATGGTTCAGATTACAACACAGGAATAGGCTACCAGGCTGCTTACTTGGTTAGTAGCGGCGACTACAATATCTGCATCGGGACACAATCGGGCGACAACATTACCACAGGGTCTAACAACCTCGTAATTGGTAGCGGTGATGTTTCTGACCCCACAGGTGACGACCAATTATTGATAACTTCCGGTGATGGTGGAGTTACTTGGTTTAAGGGGAATGCTAACGGATTAGTAGCAAACAAAATTAGTGTAGTAGCCATAACAACCACAACAACACTAACTGACGAACAATCAGGCTCGTATGTGTATGTAACAGGTAGTGGTGCGCCCACCCTACCTGCAACAGCAGAAATAGGACAACAATATACTATCATTAACAACACAGGTTCAGATTTAACACCTGGATTGGGAACAAGCAATAGCACAATACCGAGTAGCCACACAGCCATATCTGATGATGCA